TCTGCAAATGTTGCAAATTGACCTTTGATTTTGTGGGCGATTTTAAATAAGCGGATTTTCATATCTTTCTCGTTTTGTATAGAACAAAGATATGACAACTTTATGTCACTTCCAAATTTATTTTAAAGTTTTCTGAAAAATATTTTGCAATCCGTTCTTTATCGCCCTTACGCCACTTATTGCTACGGTGTTCTTTCTCTTTATCGCTTATAATACGCTTTTGCCCGAACACGGCTTGAGATATGCCGGAATTATTAAAGATAGGGCTGCTTAGTATTTCGTCTACTGTCATAACGATGGTGTTATTATAACATATCCCGAAACGTGTATCTTTTCGATGGGGTTGCCATTAAGGTCTAACACATCTTTTGATTTATCCTCAATCTTATTGATTTCATCTATTAGTTCTTGTACTGTCATATACAAATATATGACTTTATTTGTCACCAACCAAATGAAGCTGCCCGAGGTGGCGCAACAAAGCTGAATCTTTCCCGCATCATAAACATATCCATCAAATCTGGCGATTCGCCGTTAAGTTTGGTTTTCATTTCATCTTTGCCGACAATTTTTAGCTTTCCGTCCATGTCAGCTTTAGCGCGCTTAACAGATTTTCGCTCAAATAAAAACCGTTGGCGTATGGTCATTTTATCATCATACATTTTATTGGCAACATGCTCTGAAACCTTATACAGCCCCTTACCAACATTATCTCCGGATAGGTAATAACATTGCGTTTTAAGGTTGTAGTAATTTCCTGGTATATTTTTACCCTGCACCTTGATTTTGTCATTTGGATCAATCATAGCAGCACCGCCGTTTATAAATGGCACAGCACCGACTATAAAACCATCTATAAAGCCACCCACGCCGTCATTGTCATAGCAGATATTGCGGTTTTCTACTTTATATTTCTTAGCCATTTCTACTATTGCCTCAATCACTTCCTTGCCGTTAGATTTATCCATGATGATAATATCCATTAACTCCCGACCTTCCCAGTATCCAACAACAAACTTATCGGAACCTTTAAGTGCAATATCAGCCGTTATATATCTATCCCTTACATCAATAGTGTACAGGTTATTGAACATACCGGCAAAGGCATGGTAATCGTATATGTCATTATCAGACAATACAACCTTCCAATTGCCTTTAAGTAGTGCGGCTTGTGTTTCTTTATCCTGCGCCATTAAGTTACCCAAATAGGCCGGATTAACGCTTAACAGTTCTTTGTTTTGATATATGTCCCCACTTATGAACGTTACCGACTTAATAAACTCATTAAAATCAATATCGGTTTTTTTACGAACCTCATCGAAAATATATGACGCTTTCTCAATTACTTCGGCTTTACTATCCCCCCAAATATAATTATCACCATCAACTACCAAGTATCTAACAACCCCGTTGCGTTCGGGTATAGGGTATCCGCTATCCTGATCTATCCACCACGATATAAACTCAGCCACCCAACTATCAGGGTCGGGATTGCATGTTGCTCTTACGTATGGCTTAACCCCGCATACCGAACGGTTACGGGTAAGTAGGTAGAAGAACATTTTCTTTGTAAAGTGTGTAAGCTCATCAAAACCTATGAACGGTATTTGTGCGCCCTGCCAGTCGTAAATGTTTTTTTCATATTCAAGGTGAGAGAACTTAACCTTTGAAGTCAACTTACCATCTGCTGTAAATCCCCACTCAAAAGAGCTTTCACGGGGTATAGAACCAGGCACATTTGAATATATACTCATCGATGTATCCCACAATGCCCCCTCGGCTTTAATCTGAGGGGATGTGCGGCGAAATATTACCGTTCCGAACCCTTTTACATCTTTGTGCCTAAGTGGCTCTAAAAGCAGCGTATACGTCTTACCAACACCGGCAGCAGCCCCCCCGATAACAATATCTGCAGGAGATGATAGGGCTGACATTTGGTAGCCTACCTGTGGGCGTATTATTTTAACTGCTGTTTGTGTCATAAATTAAAAAAGCTACCCGAAGATAGCTAATCCCATAATATTAACGTTATCGTGGGCTACGGTTGCAGTTCACGAGCGCAACTCCCGTTTTATCTCCCATTATCCGGCAACTGAAATACTGTAACTGTTGGTATAGGGTTATCGGGATCGTTTGATAGTACAGTTTTATCGCTCCATTTATCTCTTTGCCTGTTTTTCAGCCAGTTAAGAGCCGCACCTGCATCTGGTGCCATTTCTTTTACAACTGTTTTAGTTAACTCGCCACCCTCGTAAGTTTCCTCTTCGTAGGTATAGCCAACAGCTCTTTTATGGAACGAAGTAGCCACTTCTGCATCGGCAATTGCCTTACCTCTTTTAACTGACACGGAAAATTCTTCATACTGCACCTTCCATTCGTTGATAGTATCTACGTGAACTTCAAAGAAATCGGCCAACTCTTTATCAGTAAAGCCTAATAAGCATAGTTTATAAGCTTGCTCATTGTATGAAGTTTCGTACTTAGTTGGCCTTCCTGCGCTCATATTTATAATCTACTTATTCTCTGCGAAGATAGCAAATGTTAATTAATATCCGCATACAACTGAATAAGGTTTAAATCGCCACCGGTCATATACTGGCTAAACATCATACTAAACTCATCATCGGCCTCGGTAGCCTCAATTTCGTTTTCACTGCCTATCTTTTCGTCAAGCTCGTAAAACTTGCTTTCCATTTCATTTGGTATAACGTACCAATGTCCGCTATCATCCTGTACTGCTTTTACTTTTCTCATATCCATTCAACTGGTTTGAAAAAGTTAATTAGTTTATATGAACTTGCTTACAATTTGGTTCTTTATCAAAATAAAGACCTTCAAGCCTAAAGGATACCCCTTTTCGCCATACTTCTTTAACACAACCGCAAATAGTGCATAATTCAAATTTACAAAAGTCTGTTCCTTCACCCTCTGGATGTTTTATGAATTTATGTTTCATAATTCAAATAAAATTTCTTTTTGTTAGTGGGGTTGAAATCATGGACAAATATAAATTTGTTGCGGCAACTTATTCCCCGACTTAAAAGCTTTGTACAACTCCCTGAACTTATCAAAGTCGTTACAAAAGTACACCGGCTTGTTCTCTTTCCAAAGCTGTAGGTGCATTCGGTATTGATGCCTGTAAGCGGTCTTTACCGTTTTACCATCTTTGAGTAACCAATCTTCGCCAGGTCTTTTAAATTCAATGTATAATAAGCCCTGTGTGCTACAATTAAACTCATGGTCAGGGTATCCGTCAGAATTGTTATTAAGTGTGCTTAGAACCGCTCTATTGAATCCGTGTCTTTTACCCTCCCGTTTATGTATAATGGTTCGGTCTTCGGGGAACCATTTCTTAACCCATTTAAGGCATAGCAGTTGCAGGTTACTTTCAGCGTGTGCAGATAGTCGCTTAGCTTTATCTTCGGCTACCGTATAAACCTTGCCAGCCTTTCCCGACTTCACGCCCATCATTCGTAGTTGATCGGCTGGTGATGCTGCGTTGTATTTATCACGTAACGGGTTAAAGTCCGTCTTCCCGCTTAATATGCGTTCGGTCTGTGCATTGTAATCGTCTGCACTTTCCGGGTACTTCTCGGCAAGTTGTTTGTTGCGCTCGATGATTTCGGCGTTGATGTCGAATGGGGGTTTTGAAAAGAGGTCGCTCATAAAACCATCCTAAATTTATGTTTACTAAATTTGCCTACTTCAAAAAAACCTAATTCATTCATTTCTATCGTTGTTAAATTTTTACCCGCTCTTTTCTTTCCCATCATTTTACCGTCTTTGTTTTGAAATACAGAGTAAGGTTTAGTAACTCCTAAGTACTCCCAATTGGTTGCTTTATAAATAATGCCAGTATGGTTCTGCCATGTATCAGCATATGTAACCAAACAATGCCATTTATTTGTATCTATCATTTTTATAGATTTTGATAATAAAAAAGAAGCACTGTTTTTCGGGCATTGAGGATCTAATGCAAGTCTTGTCAAAGATAAAACTTTTCGCCACTCACCATTGAATGTTGAAATAGCAGCTACTTTTGTAGGAGGTAGCCACCATGCTACACCCATGCAATCACTATCAAAAAAATCTGAACCTCTTTTAAATAATCCATGAAAATAAACGCCTGTATTAGATGCCGAACATGAATAATGAAATTTTTCAACAAGTACACGTGCTGTTATAATAGATATTGGACGAACCACCCATTCTTTTGACTTGAGACCAAGTGAATTGTCTATGTTATTCATAAGGATTTTATTACTTTTTCAGCATTAATTCTTAGCGTGTTTAGTTCATATTCAGAACAACCCATATAACAAGCTTTTATAAAAGGGTTTAATGCATTTACTAATTCTGTTATTATGCATCTTTGGTGGTTTATTTCTGTTTCTAATTTGCTAATCGTTTCATAAGCAAACTTTAGTTTTCCTGATGGTGTTTTCATATCTCTAAAATAAAATTACGTAAAAAAATTATCTAATCCAGCCCACTAAAAAACTATAACCGTACATGAGAAGGGCGGTTGCTATTAAGGCGGTTAGGAATAATGCCGAAGCTTTGATGGGGGTTAATTGGGGTTGTGGTGTGTTTTCATGTTTAAGCCTCCTTTACGAACTTGCCTCCGATTAACGTCCCCCGGCGATCCTTAATTTCATTATAAGCCCCCTCAAGGCATTCCACGAAATCAACACCTTGCATAGCGCATTGGATGATGAGGGTAATGGTTATATCTCCAATAGCGTCTTTGATCTGAGCCATAGTAACATCGGTATTACCCGGTACCCCGTATTGATTGACGGCAATATCGAAATCTCTATGAACTGCCACCGCCTCGATCAACTCCCCACATTCCTCAAGCGTCTTATAAGCCTGTTTAATCGGTGGGCAACCGTTAATAATGTTACGGGCTTCTGCCCACTCTTGTACTTTGATGATTAATTCTTCTGTTTTCATAATACTAATATAATTTATAAGCTTTATATTTTTCTCTAAAGGCGATACTTCCGTAATCCTCATACTCGGCTACATACTCCCAAATTTCATCAAGTATGGTTTCTTTATCATCGCTACCGTCAAGGTGGTATAAATCATCACCATACTTTAAATCCTCATAACTGTAACCTTTTTCAGCATACTTGCTGGCGATGTAAATTTTTTCTTCTGTTTTCATGTTGTTGTTTTTTAAAAGTTATCAAAATGGTTCTTTGTCATATTGACTGTTTGCGCTAATACCCGAAGATGGATCTCTTGTATTACCGGGAGTATCTTTAAAATTAGCTTGATTCAATTTATCATTCCAATCCCTGAACTTCATATAAGCCCCATTGAACTCAAGTTTTACAGTATCACAGACACCGTTTCTATTCTTTGCAAAGATGATTTCGGTTAAGCCCTGTACGCTATCATTATTCTCATCTACCTGAATGCCGTAATATTCTGGCCTGTATAAGAATAACACCTGATCGGCATCCTGTTCAATTGCTCCAGATTCCCGTAAGTGGGACAAATTAGGCCGCTTGGATGTTCCGGCTTGACTTTCAACAGCCCTGTTCAATTGGCTCAATGCAATAACAGGAATGTCTAAATCTTTTGCTATGCCCTTTAAACCCCGACTGATTGATGCTATTTCTTGCTCCCTATTACCATTTCTATCTTTCAGACCAGTCATAAGTTGCAAGTAGTCTATTACAATCAATCCTATACCGAATTGTTGTTTAACTCGTCGTGCTTTAGCTTTTAGTTCAAGTAAACCTATACCTGCTGTATCATCAATAAATAATTTATTTGAAAGTAGTAATTTATTAGATGCGTGTTGTAGTTTTTCTTTTTGATTTATAGTAAGTCGCCTTTTTAAAATATCATCCTGAAATATCGTACACTCAGAAGATAATAAACGTTCGGTTAATTGCCTTTTTGACATTTCAAGACTAAAGACCAAAGCCGGTGCATCAAATTCGATCGCTGCGTTTCTTGCTAATTGCATAGCAAAAGCTGTTTTACCCATTGATGGACGTGCTGCAACAATTATTAAATCCGATTTACGCCATCCATTTGTAAATTCATCAAGGCATTGGTACCCTGTTCCAACTCCTACTAATCCATGTATTTCGGGCTGGTTTAATTCCGATATTGTTTCAGCTGCCAATGCGCTAATATCCGTTACCTGGTTTCCATGTTTATCGTTTAGCAATGAAAATACACTTGCCTGGTTTTTTTCAATTATCTCATAAGCATTACCGGTATCTTCATATGCTTCTGAAATGGTTTGAGTTGAAATCCTTATTGCTTCCCTTTGTAGGTACTTTTCAATTATAATTTCTGAGTGGTATTTTATATCAACTATGGAATGAGTTGTTAATGTGCTAATGTAATAACTACCGCCCACCATTTCAAGTTCGCCAATTGACCTCAATTCCTGAGATACAGTAAGCATATCAATCGGATTATTCTTTGCAAATAGTTTTATGATCGCGGAAAATATTTTTTGATTTGATTCTACATAAAACATTTCAGGCTTAAGTTTTTCTATTACGTCATACAAAACATTTTTATTTGACATGACAGAGCCCAATACAGCCTCCTCCATATCTCTGGCCTGAGGAGGTAATTTGCCATGGATGTTTAAATTTGTATTTAATTTTTTACGGCGATCTACTTCCATGATTCTGCCGCCTTTCTATGATCTATCTTAACGGTGCCATTGTTTTTAAAGGCTTCATTTGGCTTTAGGTTCTCAGGCTTAAACCAATTATTCAACATCGTATTTTTCCAATTTAGAATAGGCTTCCCATCCTTATTGTGCCATGATAAATTCGAATAATACTCATAAGCTCTGCGTGCGGAGGCTTCTGTATATCCCTTGTCATCAAAATACAAAACAACCTCACTCAACAAAGGCATCGCCGTTAATACGATAGTATTAACTTTCCTTTCCTTTCCTTTCCTTTCCTTTGTTGGATTTTGTTGAACACTTGTTGACACTTGTTCAACACTTGTTGAAAGTGCAGCTCGGCGCTCAGCTGACTTTTTACCACTAAGTGCCCTTTTTTCGCTAATTTCTTGCCTTTTTTCAACGTTCCTATTAACTCTATCAGCATAGAAAAAACCTCCCTCCTGTTCGAATAACTCATATTCATTGATACAATCAGATATAAATTTCAACACTTGTTCAGCATTTGTTGACATTTGTTGAGCAATTGCTGAATAAGTATACTTCTTTTGGGCTAATTTATGATCCTCTGATTGATGCATTAGCTCAATTATATACCAATACATACCATATCCTTCGGCCTTGTATTCGGCTATCATAGCCTTTATTTTAGGGTTGTTACTCGCCGTGTAATCGTGCGGAAAGTAGAATGTATCTTTAGCCATCGTATTCAGTTAGGTAATCTATTTTAATAGTTTTGTTGATATTAAGATTTTTATTAATGTACTCTATGCATTTTTTATAGAGCATAGTCTGCCCAACATAAATATCATGTCTATTGGTTTTGCATTCGTAGATACAAACATATTCATCGTTACTGCAAAGAATATCAATGAAGCAATATTTGTCTTTTTTTTCTTCTTTAAGACGGTATTTAATCGGAAATTGGTATAAAACAACCGGCCATTCGTTTCTAAGAAAATCAACCTGGCGCAACTCGAATTCTTTAGATGATTTATTTATATCAGTTAACCTATTAATAACTTCATAAGATGAGACGCTTATATGTTTATCTTGAAGGTCACTTAATCCATTATCTAAATAAAATTGGAGTAACGCTTTTGCGTGTATCTTACCTTTTAAGTTGGCGGATCTAATTATATTTGGTAACCAGTTTTTGAAAACGTCTAAAAAATAATCTTGAGGTAAGAAGTTATAAATTCTATGTTCAACTTTATCGTTTGAAAAATTAACACATCCATTAAAATTCTCATTGAATCTGTTTGTGAATATTCTGGTTTCAGAACCGCACAAGCAACGCTTTTTATGATACGCGGTTAGTGCACGAGAATACCTATCCTTAGATATATCCAGGTTTAATGAAAGTTTCGTTTCCGCTTCTTGGTATAATTTTATCAATGTTTCTTTATTTTTATTGATCTCTACCATAGCAGTTTCAATTTTCTGTTGCTGCTTTAGCTTTAAGAAATTATGAAAATCATCAACTTCTTTTTTACTCATCTTACAGGCATATTCAATCTCAATATCCTTAACATTTATGTAGTTTTTATTTATCTCATTTACTTCCATAGTTGACATTGTCAAAAGTTTTAAGCCTAAAAATTTAACCTAAGTATATTAAAACTGCTCCATCAATAACTAATGAAGTAAGTCGCTTATCCTTAACCATCTGGTTTACGAGCTGCCTGCTCATCTTATTTTTTTTGGCGTATGCCGCCTGGGTGATAAGTTTTGTCCTATCTACCTTTAATGTTTCCATGCTGCTAATATAGTTAATACACTTTACATTGTCAAATTAATATACAAATAATCCCCCGTAAACCCTACCTTTTACTATGGCTCAGCAAATAAATCTGCCTACGAATAGCATCTGGTGTACGGTTAAGTTTAGTCTGCAACTCGGCAATACTAACCAATGGGTACTGCGCCGCCAACCGCTTTTCGCCAGTAGTCCAAGGCCGCATCTTTGGCCTAATGTATGGCTTAACAGGCAATCCATCGCGTTCACGTTTCGTATTGTAGAAGTCGGTAACCTCAATGGTTATTCTGTTCAGGGTTGTTATGCTCATTTTCTTCAATTAATTTAAGTACAATTTCGTGGCTTTGTAGCTCCTCGCGCAACCTGTCAAGTTCGGCTTGCTTCCAGGTTATCTGCTCGGTTAAGGTGGCTACTCGAGTGGTTAGATAGGTGTAGGTTTGGGTCATGCGAATAGTGAAGGAGCAGCTTGTAATTTTTCAATTCTTTTAAGAGAAGATGAATAGTAATTTACATCTTTTTCAATACAAATATAATTACGCCCTTCCATTATACAAGCTGCTGCGGTTGTTCCGCTACCTGAACAATTATCCAACACTAAATCCCCTTCGTTGGAGTAGGTTTTGATAAGATAACGGAATAAGTCAACTGGCTTTTGAGTACTATGGTCATTTTCAGTTGTACGGTCGCCGTTGGTTATCTCTATAACTGATTGAGGAAATCTTTTACCCTCATCATCGAATGGCTCAATCCTATTTTGATTAAAATCATTATAGCAGCCTCCATTTCTATCATTTTTTCGCATTCCTTTTTTTCTTTTACCTACTCCCATTTGAGGGTTATAACTAGGCAAAGATTTATAAAAAATGCAAATATGTTCATGGTTTCTCATTGGCATACGATTAGCATTCAAAAATCCAGTACCTAAAGGTTTATACCAAATAAGATCGTACTTAAACAACCGGCGATTACTATTTATTAAATCCGTAGTAAAAGGCTGTGCAGCTGTTAATATTATAGCTCCATTCGGTTTTATTATTCCCTCATACTCGTTCCAAAGTTTATCAAATGGAATTATTATATCCCATTTGTTTTGAGTGGTTCCATACGGCAAATCGCATAGTATAAGGTCTATACTTTCAAATTCTATTAGCGGCATCATTTCAAGGCAATCACCGTTTAGTATGGTGTTTATCATCTTTTCATTTTTAAATATTCCTCAATTAAAGCGGCATCTTTCTCGCTTCGTTTTATTTTTACCGGTTCTGGTGGTGGCTTCACATCCCCCAACAAATCTACACGGCACGGAAACAACTCCCCGCCATTCCAGGAGCAGAACGCGACGTGTCCATTATAGTGGCTTATCGTTAGTTCTGCTCCTTTGGGCGCGTATAGCTTGCCTGAGTGGTGGGAGGTGATGTTGGCGATGGCGAATTTAATCGGCATTAGCTAATTGTAAAAGGATATCAGCGTGACAATGCGCCCCGGGCTTGCAAAAGCAGGCAAGGTTTTTACCCTTAAGTGGTTTTAAATAATCCCGTAAAGTCCCAGCCTCTTCTTTCCCCTCTAAGTACAATTTAAATAACTGAACAGCGTGTTCTGCATCAATAGTTACATTATGATTTTGTGGAGACTTATCTCCCACCTTAAATGGATTGCCCCATTTACTTTGACGTGATACACTAACCGTATCCTCAGGCATAGACCAACCCTTGACACGTTTTCTTTGTATTCTTATCGGTTCCATAGTTTAATTATTGATAATATGCCTGTATTGACTTCCATCTTGTTTCTGTAAGCCGGTATTCTGTTAATTCATCATACACCCTTACATCATCATCAAGACATTGCTTTATAGATGTAAGATAATTTTCAGATATTTTAACCTGTGGTATATTATCAATTAATAAAAATGAAACCTCCGGCGAAATAGTGATATATGAGCCTTTATTTTTATAAAGCAAATCGATCAGATGTTTAACTCCGGGATGCAATAATTGTAAAGTTACAGGGAAGCCATGTAGCCGCCCTGTTTTGTATGGTGTTATATTCATTTCTTACACAAACAATAATCACTCAATGTTACTTACAACACTGGCACACCTCGCATCGTACGCAATATTCAGCGAGGCACTTGGGGCAGGTGACGTAGACGCAGTGGTTATGTACTACTCTACCTTCCACACCCTCAAACTATTAAAGGCGGTATCCTTGTATTCCCGGCCTTCAAGGTTAAAGTGAAGCGTTACAATATCACCTGGCCGTTTACTATCCAAAAGAGCAACCCTATCGCCGGTAAACTCAAACTTGCATATCTGCTCTTTGTTATTGCCAGACATAAAGGCTACTAATAAATCCCGTTTTTTAAAATTATCAGTTACCTGTTCTGTTGCTTTTACTTCTTTAATTGCAACCTTTAATGAAAAACTACTCATGTTATTTAAGTTTTATTTCGATACCGTCTTTAGCGGTTCTTATGGGTGGATTAATAGTTACTACTTCGCCTGTTTCTTCAATAATAATTGGCGTAGGCGTTTTAACGGTTTGAAGGAAGGCCTCGCGTTCTGCCATTTCTTTTTTGTAAAACTCGAAATTTACTACGTGTTCATTCCAAAACGGATCGTTACAATTTGCATAATCCCATTTTACACCGGTTTGCTTTCGGCTTATCTCGGCATAGTAGAGGCTTATTGATTTTTCACGCTGCTTTTCTTCAACAATTGGGCGTATTAACTTTTCCAATTCAGTTCCAATAAATTTAAATTTTGCAGCATTAATCAAAGCTTTGCTTTCGTCAAATTCCCCTTCCATTACAAGGTTGTAAGCTGCAACTACCATTTCTGATAGTTGAGCTTTGGTCATTTGCATTACGGGTTGGTATTGCTCTATACCTTCCTCCTCTTGAAGGAGCATAGCTATTTCTTTAGATAAACCCATTAAGCTGCCTCCTCTAAAGCCTGGTTTAATGCAAGTTCTACATCTTCGGGAATTGACATACCGGCAGCTTCTGCAACGCCCCTCACTTGCTCAATAGTCTTACCGTCCTGCATAGCTTTAACGGCACTTTTAAAAGCTTTGCTACCAATCCCCATAGCAGGTAGCACTTTAACTTCTTCGTGTTCGGCATCTTCTGTTTGAGGGCTGTTATCAAATGCCATTTCCTCGGGAACATAAACCGGTCCTGCAAAAACATCAGGGCAGTACCATTTTACACCGTTACTCATAGCACGGGCGAAAAGCATGTTCTTTGGAAATCTTTCGAGGTTTTGTGTGCCTGCTTTTTTTGCTTCTGCGATTGTGAATTTTGAATTTCCTATATTGTCTTTACCCTGGTAAAAATCAATACTACATTCGGTATCATCCAACTTTAAAACCTTATAGTCGTACTTACCGCTGCCTTTAACCCTGCTGGCTATTATGCCTGCTCCTAAAGTGGTTTTGCCTTTAATGATATGTATACCATTCATTGCCTGAAAAGGTGGTATACCAATTTCCTGCCCGGCAATAATTTTAACCATTGCCTGTCCGGCTTTACTAACATCAGGGAACATTCCCGAAGCGGCAAACGCCTCGCTCATGCTCATCACTTCTGCAAATGGCAATTTCTGAATCGCCATTAATTCATTTTTTGTTGTACTCATTTCTATCTTTTAGTTAATTGTTTGGATGGGGGTTAGTTAATCTTGGATGTCGAACCATCCTATTAATACTCCAAGTCCTGTTACAGTTCCTACACCGTAGATTACTTCAGCTTTATAAGGCGCTTTAAAATCAGATGAGCATAATTTGTAAACGCACCTGCAATATCCTATCAAAAGGAATAAGTAAAACCCTACAAGCAGCAATGCTAAAAAAGAAAAATCGCTTTTGTTTCTTGATTTAAATTTCATTTTTTAATGTTTTTAAATAACAAAACCCTTGCAGGCCGTTCAGGGTGTCGATGCCTTACTAAGCCCACAAGGGTCTAAATTTCTTTTAATTAAGGCCAATGTCGACACGCCTTATTCAGTATTTAAATATACGCAATCCCCGCGTACGTTGGTTATCAGTTTTGCTGATGGGGTATCCAAATTCCTGATGTGTTAAAATGAGTAGCTTAAATCAATGTCTATAGCTTCTTGTGGTGACTGCTCGTTTTCGTAATACTCATACCAGTTAAGCCAATCTTTATACGATCGTATTTTGTAACCCCAATGTTTACCATATTGGTTAAACCTCAATACCCACCTATGTCGATTGAGCGATAAGAATTTCTTTTTTAATTTCCGTGGGACACGTAATTTTTTCTTTTCCATTACTTTTGATCAGTTAATAAATGTGGGTGAGTGAAACGGTTGCCGATGACTTCATAATCTTCATGAATACCGCAGTACCCACTCCCATCATTAAATTCTATACAAAATCCAGGTGTTTTATGTTCAACACCCCAATCATCTTTTCCAATACAGTGATAGCCGAACACTACTAAGTGTGACTTTTCAGAAGAATTCCCCCACCGAATTAAATCTCCCTCGTAAATCTCAACCCCGTTTTTGTCTGTAAGACCGATGAATTGCATGATTTCGAAATGTTCATAATCGCACTTGGTAAAGCCGATATGTAACTCATCCTTATCATCAACAAAAACGGTTTGTTCTGAATTAAGCCTCAACAACTCATAATCAAGAGCATTGCTTATCATTTTTGAGTTGCGATTATCCCATGCTCTAAACTTCAAATCTCTCATCTCAACACCTCCTGTAATTCGTTAGAGTAAACGTAAGCAAGGCCAATGATCGCGGCAATGGCAACTATACTTACCACCTCCCGCCATGTAATTATCCTACCGCTGTGTTCCATACCACGCAGCCAGTGCGGGCAAAACGGTTGTTCAATGGGTTCGTACTCAAACACAGGCGGGTTGAGTTTGTTAACTACTTGCCGGCGCACTTCCTGCTCAATCTCCTGAGCCTGGATATAGTTTTGTTGGGTTTGGTTCATATCAGTTTGCTCCTATAAATAAATGCTCTGCAAATGTTGTGTTCCAAAACTTAGCAGGCTTTTTTTCAACAGCCATTATATTATGTTTTGGCATTACTATACGTATTAGTGTTATATTTTTCATAATATCAATCGTTATTTAAAGCGTTAATCTTCGGCAAGCCATGCGTAGAGATCGTGGCGGGTGGTGAATTTGAAGACCGAAACGCCATCCAATGTATCATTAACGTAATCAATGATACCCTTGATTGAATCATTTGGACCGCCCGCCAACATAGAATTAATCTGATATTCACATCCAAGACCAATAAAGGCAAACTCATCTGGTCGGGGTTTAACTATATAAGCCTTGCCACGACTTGTAACAAATCCAATGTGAGAATAGTCGTCTATTTCGTTAATATACACCGGCTTCGGCTTCTCTTCCGGTTTTTCCATCAGTACCGGCACTGCGTTCTTAGGTAAGTTATTCATTTTATCAAATGTTATCGTAAAAGTTTTTCTACTATTTCCAAATCATCACAATCCGGATGTTCTTCTTTTGCTATTTCAGCATTTACTTTATTTTGGTAAACACTTAAGACTATGTAATCCCAGGAGGCAGCAGGGTTGTATAATACGTATACTTCCATCTTATTTATTTTCGTTTAAAGCGTTAATGAGGGCGTCGGCGCAGTATAAAGCAGCGGTAGCAACATCTACACACCCTCCCTGAATATAGCCGTTAATTGTTGTATCAACAGTATTTGAGGCTATAATCCCCTGCATTGCCATAGCTGCGAAATATTCGCGTTTGGTCAAGCCTGCCTCCCCCTTGATGTTTTGTGATCCTGTTATGGCAATTGCCTTATCAGTCGGTTCCGTTTTCATATCTTAATTTTCTATGTTAGTTAATAAACATCTCCTTCAACGTCGTGTATGCTGATGGCGAGGCCGGATTGGATGAGCGAAAATAAATCGAACTTACCCTTAACCAAATGCAAAAAAGTTGAATATGGCAATTCTTTTGACTGAATAGCCTGAATTAGTTTTGGGCGGGTGAAGTATGGAGACAAATCTACATACTCATTTGTCAAATCCGACAGCGGCCTTAATATGGGTTTGCAAGACCTTACCTGATACCTTTTATTAAACGGCTGCATTATATCAGAAGTAGTCCAGTCGCTAATTTCGGTATAATCAGGCCTGTTAAAATCACCACGCTTGGTGATGAGTAGTTTCACCCCATAAGGCAAATAGCAGCTTAAATGCTCAATCGTTAGTTTGGTAGGCATGGTTAGTAAATAAAGGTTTCGGTATAAGGTGTTTCTTCTGTGAACTCAACCAGTGCTTTTGCACAGTACTCTGTCATTTGACCAGAAGTTACGTAGGTGTTGTTAAGTTGCGCCATCGTACGGTCTTGTATGCCGTCGGTATAAGCCTTATGGATAAGGTCTTTTAGTTGATCTTCGGTTATTCCGCTGTATACTTTCATCCTTTTTGGTGTGTTTAAGGGTGGTTAGTTAAAGTGACTGGGAGCAATGGCCTTTCATCATGTCATGGTATTTACACCCGCAGAAATCAGGGTGTGCCTTTATATACTCAGCCCATTGATAAAATGTTGAATGTGGGTTTAATTCAGGTGATGATATGCTTTTTATAAGCACGTTATCATAATAGATGATTTTGCCATTATCGTGGCTTGATAGTTCTTTGCCGTGTATTTTCATCTCTCAATAATTTTAATCGTCTGCAAACTCTCCCCCTTCGCCGCATACAACCTTGCATGGGCGGGGCTTAATCCCATGAGGCGCGCTATTTTGTAGCGTTGGCGGGTTTCGTGGAGGCTACTTTGCATATTTCGCCTCCAAATATTGTTTAACAACTTCGTTTAAGTTGTCGTTAAGGTAGGTGCAAACATTATACACCCGATCACCACCGGTAGGCAGTATTTCGTGGTTAAGTTGCTCCTCTATTATATATCCCTTCAAATCGCTAACCTGTATTGGCTCCGCGTTCTTTTCTTCAATCAGCGTATCGCCTTCAAATACTTGATAGTCGGCGTACACTACTGCCTTGATGCGGATAACGTCGTATAGTTCGATTTCTTTGGTGCTGTTCATATCATTCCTTATTTTGTATTGCAATTGTACGGACTTTAATTTAATGGTGCAAATTTATTTTATGTTTTTTTCGAAGTTTTTTTATTTGATAATAATGTGATAATTATTTGTGTAAACCATTTTAATAATTTACATTTGTTGCATGTCAAAAGAAATAGTAATTATACAAACTACAATCTCATTAGATGAGGCTGTTAGGGATACCGCAAAAAGAGAAGCTAAAAAAGGGCGCAATAGTTTATCGTCTTATATAGAAATGCTTATCACCGCCGATTTAAAAAAGCGCGGCGTATCATCAATATCTAATAAGGATCTAAATAAACCTGTACAATAACTATGTCATTAAGGGACTGTGCTTGGCATAATAAAACCGATGTTATAGAATTAACATCGGAATACATTTATACTGTTTCGTGTCCGCTAACCGGTTTTGTGGTGTATGTAGGCAAGTCTAAGAATCCAAATGCAAGACTATTGCAGCACTGTAAAAGTGCCAAATCGGAAGTGGGTAAGTGGATTAATGCTATTAAATACATTCAATTAGAACCAGTTTTTAATATAATAGATTCTACTTATGGCAACATATTTAAGATGGAGTGTTATTATATTGATTATTACAGGTCAAAAGGGATGGCAATTTATAACCACACAGTTACAACATGGTTCGATAAAACCCGTCCTTGTAAAAGGTATTTTAATGATTACAGATACCTTAATACATATTCAGGTAAACTACCGATTAGTTATTACAAAGAATTGTTCACCGAGGCTTAAAACCCACTAAAATTTATAGAGAAATGGCAAAGAAAATAAGAAACCCGCATGCATTCGTGATGCTATATGTCGGCAAGATGAAACCCCTTAATCAAGGTATTTATTCTCGAAACTTCATAAACAGAAGTGATAAGCCTAAAGAAAAAATATTTGTTTATCCGCAAGACGAATATTTATTTAATAACCCCTTCCTGTACTAACACCCACATCAATCATGGAAAACAACAACCAGGGAGAGGAGTACTACCTAAGTCAAGAGTTCTACAATGAAATAATGATGGAGGCATATGCGGAAGAAGAAAAACACCTTGCCAAAATAAACCGCGATACGGAACGAATATTAAAAGCGGTATGCAACGTAATGGGCAAGCGTTATTATAAGTCTATTTTGAAGCTTATAAAAGGCCTTGAATTATCAAATTCAATTAAAATAGTTCGTAGCCATCGCGGCCAGTTAAACCATGGGGTGTATGGGGTTATAAAAAGCTACTACGTTAGTCAATCATCATGCTACCCATGTGAAGATATGTTTTATGGCGATGTTTATGTAAAACTTAATAAAGGCAAATATTTGCAAATACACTTTTCTGATTAAACCCATGAATAACGAACTAACCGCCACCGAACACGCCTCTTTAGATGAGGCTGATAAGGGGAAGTATGTGGAGGTTGAATACTACCAAATGTTAGATGGTAATTGCAACTGGATTTACATAAGCAAAGGTAAATATCACGATTTGCCAAAAACATACGCCACGAGGGTATGCCAAACATTCAGGCTCAAACAAAAAGGAGAACAAGAAAGATGATATACATTGATGAACCCCGCTCATATCCCGGCAAAGGTGTGTTCAGCCACATGGTAGGAGGTACAATTAAAGAACTACATGATTTTGCCGGTAAGGTTGGTATTAACCGTTGTTGGTTCAGTAATAAAAAAGGTAAATGCCAGCCTCACTATGATGTTCGAAAAGCCGACTTTGATAAGTGTTTAGCGGGTGGCGCTGTACTAATTGAGCGTAGGTTTATAGCTGAATTTCTTAAACAAAATTATAGCAACCAAATAATCCAATTTAACCCATGAAACGAGATAACCAATTAGACCACACGAAAAATTAACAACTATGAATAAAAAATATGTATTAGGTTTCGCATTCGATTGGAAGCGCGAAAAGATTGTGTTAATACACAAAGAAAAGCCAGAGTGGCAAAAAGGTAAGCTTAATGGCGTAGGTGGCAAGGTCGAGAAAGAAGACGATTGCATTCATGCCGCAATGGTTCGTGAGTTCTTTGAAGAAACGGGTGTAATAACCCGACAAGATGACTGGACGCATTACGCTACCATGTCATTTGATAATGACATACTTGGCGGAGGTGCTCAAATATACGTGTTCAGGATGCGAAATAACGAGGCTTTACAGGCATCAACATACGAACAGGAAGTTGTGGAGGTTATTCCTATGTCAGAGGTTTACAGCAAACCACTGATGCATAATTTACATATCCTGATACCTCTTGCCCTGCAAAAAGAATTTGGTTTTACACATCTTAACCAAGCTATGAAACCACAATCACCTGTTAAACCAACCAACGCATGAGCCAACCATTCAACCACCTTTCATTCCAGTGGCAGGTAATCGATAAGATAGCCACCCCGAAGAACCCCAAAGGTGACGAGCCTTACGTACGGGATTGTATTTGCAGCGACTGTTTGCAAGATAACCGGAGTGATGCCGATGAGTTTGAGGACTTCGAACAATTCGCCGCCGCTCACAAAATGGAGACGGATGCAGAGCCAGGGACGTATGAGGGGTCAAAATTCCAATTGCGTTGGCAATATAACAATACTGGTGTGGCTGATGGTTTTTGGAGTTATGCAACTAATCCAAGCAACTATAAATCGTTTGAAAACTATGCTGAAAACACATACTACCCTACCCGCCAGTTTCTCGAATACATAGGGGAAGCGAAAGGGGAAGAATTTTCAATAATAGCTACCGAAAGCCAAATAAAGCAGATGGGCGATGCCGTTACAGTATTAGCTGACTTTATTGCTGCCGGTATTCATATAGAGGACCTGCCGCCTGATGTAAAGCATATTGTATTACTTCACGCTAACAAAATTTATTAACCCATGAACATACAAGTTGAAAAGCCAGCACTTTCCAAAATGGAAACTACTGAAAAGCCTATAGAGGTTAAGGGGGAAGAAAAACACCTTCTTGATTTAGGAATTGAAGCCATATCGCTCATTAAAGCAGATGGTTTATATAATCAAGATATTGAAGCAGGCCGTGCTGATGCCTTATCGGACACAGAGCCTGTAACCCATGAAGAATTAGCCGCAATAGATGGTGTAGAACCCGACCCTGAGCACCTAAAGTTCTATAATGAAACGCTGGTGCCTAAAGAAAGGGCAAGGCTACACAAGCAAGCTTTATACGTAGCTAAGGGCATTATTGAGTGGCAAAAACAGTATCCGGCTATCACTCCCCCAACCCATCCTGTTAAAGAGGGGGAGGGGGAAACGTACAGGGTTAGCGGAAGCCGAACAGGTGTTATTATCCTGAATAGCGGCGATCTTGATGCAGTAGCTACCTTTCATAGGAACCCGAATATTGAACCAACCGAGGCCGCTATAAAGGTGTGTGAGTTTATGAACCAACTACATGCTAAAGTCAGTGTGTCTCATACAGAGCTAAAATATTACGATGAATTAGCGGATAATATTCTCAATATTTCAGATGTGGGAGAAGCTTCTGTAAAGTTTGTTGTTGAACGCGGTTTGAATAGCATGTGTGCTGTAATATTTCAAAAAGGCTCACAATGGCAATCCCAAAAAACAGCCGCCGCCATAGAGGAAATAAAACAACTATCTGATAAAATTAAACAGTTGCAGGTCAAGTATGACGAAAACGGTTACGACTTAAACCCTCTTATTCAATTGCAACGAATAGAACAGCATATTGACGCAGGTTTTGATATTTGGGCTAATAGATCTAAAACCCAAAAGGATGAGTTAGAGGAACTGAAAGCGGAGAATGAACGGTGGCGCGAAGCGTATATGCAAATAAATAACCTTTGGAAAAACGAAACGAATATTACCGAGGCAAGCGGTTTGTTTCAATCGATGGAGGTTTTTGTAAAATTAAACCTACCTGTGCCTAACAGTATTTAACCCCTATAAACCATGAGCGATAACACCGTAGCATACAACACAGCACTATCAGACCAACAAAAGATTGAGGATATTCAAAATTCTTGCGGTAAGGATAAGGATTTAACCTATACGCCATTTTGCTTTGCAAGAATTATAAAACGATGGGCTTGTAAGTCGCCACGGATGATAAGTAAACCTTACGGGTTTAAATGCCCTGAGTGCGGTAATATGTTAGGCTTTAATTCAGAGCGACTGGTAGAAAGTCCATTAAACAAAATCAATCCCGAAACTTATAAATACCCATACCCTAACGATTAACCACAATGACCAATAACCCAACAGAGCAGTCAGCGGAAGACCTGAAAACATGCAATGAGGCATTCAAAACACTTTCAGATTATTGCAACTGGCAGAAATCAGAACGCACAAAGCAGAAGGAGCTTATCAACCAACTCCAAGAGGAATGTGAAACAATGACAAACTACTTAAAATATCTTAAGCTCGGAACAGGATTTAAACTGTTTAAGGATTCATTCAAATCACCCACAAAATAACAAGAGATGAAAATAGCTAAACCAAAAATCAAGGTAATATTTTCACATCAATGCCATGCCTGCAACAGGCATATGCAGGGTGCTAATAGAACTTATAATTACTGCCCTTATTGTGGTACTCGAACTACTATAGCAAATTAACCCCCTCACGCAATAACAATGAAAAGTAAAGAAGAAATTGAACAGGTTGCGGCAGAATATCAAAACGGATTCCCATCAGGCACAGCGCGTAAATCAAGCTACATAGCAGGTTATAACGCTGCCATGGAAGACGCTATTGCGTTAGCTGAACAATGCGTAAAGGTCGCGCTGGAGAAGGCTATGAAGGTTGCATTAGACAACGGAGCGTTCAGCACGATGTCAGGCATTGAATCCCTTTCCCCATCCGAAATAGTTAAGGAGGTGGCGGGATGAAAACACCAAAGAGCGAACTACTAATAATTGGACTGTTATTAATCAATATATCTAAAGACAAAGGCAATATATTTTTTAGCTATACATTAGGCGTTCTTCTTATTGTTATTTGGATGTTAAAATGGTTGCATTATATACTTAACAAATGAAAAAACACATATTAACCCTAATCGCCGTAGTAGCTATGGCGGTGGGAGCGAAGGGGCAGAGTAGAACCTTAAGCGGAGGCGGTAAGACATACACGTTCCCAGATGCATCGAATAATGAACCATGGGAAAAGCGAGACACCATACCCGTATACTATTGGCTTTTAAAGTTCGATGAGTTTGGGAAGCCTGTTATACCATGGGTTGGCGAAAAGGGCTTTAAGGTAGTAGATAACATCAGTGCCGTTTACTTAATGACACCTCATGCAACGTATTACCTGAAAGAAGATAAAAAAACTTTAATTAAAGACAGTATTGTAATACAAATCGAAAGATGAAAGCAACCATTTTAACCATCCTCGCCTTAATAGTTTTGGCGGGGTGCAAACAAGGTGAGCCGGTTAAAAACGTCACCAACAGTAAAGATGATTTTGCAGTTCAACTACTTTTCGAAGTGGATGGATGCAAGGTGTATCGATTTACAGATTACCGAACTGTATATTTCAGTGATTGCAGGGGCAAGATTGAAAGCACATATACGACAAGATCTGGCAAGACAACCACTACTCATCAACAAGATACTTTAAACAATTAACCCGCGCCGTTCGGATAAAACGGAATAGAGAAAGATGACAGTAAATTATGATAAAGAACATGATGCTATTATAGCTGAAATGGAGCCAAGTGAGGTAAATGTTATTGCCGGCCTTTTAGATAACGCTATTATTTCATACAAAGAAAAGTATGGTGATGAGCATCCATCTATGGCACACGAGGCATTTTTAATAAACCTAAAAAACATAACAGCAGTCCTTAAACCTTTTTTAACCTAACCCCCGCCGCTCACGGTATTGAGCAAGAAAGAAGATGAAAGAAATACACTTGACCACCGAAGACGGATTTAGGTTCAAAATTGTAAAAGAACCTAACGACCCCATGACAAACCGATTGTCTGTTGGAGGCTCAAAAGAAGAGGGTTGTTACATTGTTTATCGTGGCGATACACAAGTATGCCTTGATGTGCTTGAACAGTCTGTAGAAGCAATGAAACGTGCTTCTAATCAAAATAAAATTCAAAACAACTAACATGAAAACACTACAAGAAAAAATAAATTTTGTAAAAGGGCTATTACCCAACCATTACACGATTAAAGAAAGTAAACAGCAGGGCAACATACATTGCAAATCTGAAATAGGCTTGCGTAAGGAACCATATCCTAATTCTAAAGGTCGAATGATTGACGACGATGAAGATGAAGAAGCATGGTCTTTATTTATGAACAGTATAAAAACTGAGTTCAGCCCTGGTTTTAAAGAAGTGTTTCATAATACTTGTTTTTGCCACGTGGATTTCACCATTTACATTAACTAACCCCATCCCTGTAGGTAACAGGTAAAAAGAAATATGAACACAGTAACATTAAATTGGCGGCAAACTACAATACATGGCATACCCGCACGTAAAGAAGAGACCGCATATTCGCAAGTGCCGTGCTTGGTTATCAAGCAAAAACAAATACTTATCTTAGTATTAAATCATGAGCATATGTGCTGGTATGATGAATCTGGAGACGATCACGATTGTGAAATAGGAGAAGTACAATATTGGTGCCCACTATCAGAATTAGAACTTTAACCAAAACCGCCCGGCACAATAGGTCAGCCGGGGTAAATATTATGAGTTTTATAACAAAAGCATGGGCATGGCTCACCGGAGCAGCTAAAAAAGTTAAAGCTGCATTAAATATTGGCCGTGATGTAGCGAACGATATTAAGAAAGTTGTTGATAGCCCTTTATTAGACGTGGCAGTCAATCTAACAAAATCAGATTTAGACAATAAAGCACTGGCATGGATAAGGGCTGGTCTTGGCGTATTGATCGAGAATATTGGATGGGCTGATAAAAAGCTATCTGATTTTACAGATGAATCAAAGCCTTATGTTTTAGCGACTATTGCAGCGGAAGCATCTGTACTTATAGCACAAGCCGCTAACATCGACCTTACCAGGCAGCAAGCAATAACAGCGGGTCAATTGGTGTATGATGAAAAGTCGGTGCTGAAATGAACTTAGTAGATTGTTACGTAACTGCCATTTTAGGCAAGCCATATTTTAAGTATAAGAAGTATTGGCTCGATGTAGAGTATAATAGCTACGGACAAACCGACGTTACACAATTAATGTTTAACACAAAGGCCGAAGCCGAGCAGATAACAGTCGGCTATAAATTCTTAGCATAATGATTAACCACTTCACCACCCACAGATACGCCTACATATTCCTCATAACCGTGTTGGCATTAGTTATAGGGCATTGGCTGATGTGGGAATAACATAGCGCGCCTCGGGTTCCGTGTAAGTCGCTGCTTTACTTATCCTCATTCGGCACTATACCAAACAGCTTACTAAAACCAAACGCCAAAGCATCGGCCATTTTAAGTAGTAGCATCCATTCAACCTTTGCGCCTTTGCTGATTAACTCAGTACCGGCAATCCAAATAGTAACCGCTGATGTTAAGATAAACACCGACCGGAACAGCCAGCTTGCCCAAACAGGAGTAGGCGCGCTTACTGCACCGAATTGAACTTTAGTTTCTGATACTGGTACCGCGGCGTTGTCAATTAGTATTTGCTTTTCCATAATTCGAATTTACGAAATAAAATTATAACTTAGTAACTCATTAAAATCTCACATAAAATGAATGTATTGTCAGTTTTTGACGGCATGTCTTGCGGTCGCATTGCTCTTGAAAGAGCCGGAATTAAAGTAACAAGTTATGTTGCTTCTGAAATAGAGGAAAACGCAATTAAGATCAGTAAAAAAAACTATCCTGACATAATGCATGTGGGCGATGTAAATCAAGTACATGTAACAAGATTAGGCATAGAGGTTGATAAAAGCGAATCCCATATGCGTGTTATTACTGTAAAGCCTGATATATTAATTGGCGGCAGTCCATGTCAGGACGTTAGTTCATTGGCCGCTCTCCATGGGGATTTAGGATTGGCAGGTAAAAAATCGGGATTATTTTTTCAGTTTTTCAGGTTGTTAAAAGAATGTAGAGACGAAAACCCAAACGTGTTATTCCTGTTGGAAAATGTTGTAATGAAAGATGTACATGCAGCGGAAATAACAAAGCTATTAGGAGTGCAACCTATTGTAATTAATAGCGGTATTTTTACAGCTCATAATCGTAAAAGAATGTACTGGACTAACATTCCCAATGTAAACCAACCAAGGAGCAATGAGGTTTACTTATCAAGCATTTTAGAATATGGATATGTTGACCGGGATAAAGCATATTGTTTAACCGCAACATACAATAATGCTTGCGTGCAGAACTATTTTCTTAAATCTGAAAGGCAGCACAAGTTTTTAGTTCCATTTACTAAGGAGGGGAATAAATATATTATACATGACCCACAGGTTGGAGATGTTACTGTAAACCTACGTAAAGGCGTAAAAGCCGCTGAACAGCGAGAAGAATTATCTGTACTAAACAAATACACTTCTAAGCTATCCCCTGTTGAGTGCGAACGACTGCAGGGAGTACCTGATAATTATACAGAAGGGGTTGCTAAAGCCTGGCGTTACCATATGCTAGGCAATGGATGGGAGTGTAAAACAATTACTCACTTATTTAAGCACATACCTCACTAAGTTAGTGAGATCATCTTGGTCGAGGCTAAAGCGGCTTACCCTAAACGGTGGCCGCTTTTATTATGACAACTCAAAGTGTGGCTTATCCCAGCTACCCTTCCAATCACCGCCCCATCCAATCTTCACACCTAACTTACGGGCAACGAATTTAATATGGCTGGCAATAACGGATAACTTACCGTATTCATCGTTAAAATCAATCTTGCCATCAATATAAGGGTATAGGTCAACGGCATGATAATATCCGTCGGATTTGGCTTGGTGGTTAGACTTATTGCGCACACCATCAGCATTGGTTACTTTTCCACCAGGAGCCGTACGCCCCTTAGCATACAATGCTTGTTGCTGAGCCGTAGTTCTACCTCCATCGGTTATAGTGAAGTCCACAGGCGTGTCTTTAATTGCCTCTTGCATAACTTTGATTAAGTTTGGGTGTACGCCTTTTAAGCTGTCTAAGCTACGTTTACCGAATTGTGCCATGTTGGTAAAGTTAAACAATCCCTGCCTAATAAAAAAGCCCCGGTTAGGGGGCTTAAATTACTGTCATTCTAACCTGAATATAATTAAAGTTCACTGGAGTATTTTGCCATGCGCTCGGTACTACATTTCCCCAATCAGAATACACCGTAACGAATTGCTCGTTATTGGCAGTCAATGTAGGAGCCGAGTTGCTACCCCTATATTCAAAAGACACCGTCCTACCGACCGCGTCCACGATTGGTGCGTTGCCCATGTAATCAGATTTGCCATTTAGGAAAATAACCGGGCTGATACCATAACCTGTACCAAATAGGCCAAAACCCATTGGCGTTAACTTGCCGGTAAATTTCCATGTATCCCATCCATAGGTATAAGGGAATCGTATATCTTGTTTGTAGGTGCCGAACGGGTTAACCATTTTAGCCATATTCCCGTTGGGATTGAAACCATGCAAGTAAGCATCACCCTGTATCATCAAACCACGCGTCGCCTCGTCGTATGCCATACCCTCAATTTCCTGACCTAATACAGGGTTTGCACCGCTCCAAATCTGGGTATGTGGCGAACTATGACTGTATAGATATATGGTCGCGCCTGGACACGTAAAAATACCTGGAGTACCAACCGCAAGCCCCTCAGCCGCACCAGGCGTTACAAAGCTATCTATCGGGTTTTTAGTAACAAGATCGTAAATGTATAACGTTACAATATTATTGAACTTAATATAAAGCTTTTTATCATAAACCGCAATCATGCCCGCTTCTCCGGCAACAGCAGGGAAATAATCAGTTTTTACTTTTTGCCCCTGCCTGTTTACGCATATAATAACGCGGTTCCCATTATTGGCAGAGTCTGCGCCCTTAATTGTTCCAAACACATAAATATATCCCTCTTCCGCATCGTAAGCATTCCCTTGAATGTGATCAAGATATGGCGTTACATCTATAATTCTCGTGTAGTTGGGCGTTATAGTTCCTGTAGGTGAATATGGGGACAATTCATTTTGTCTCGCCAAAGCCATTCTCGAACTGGCGGCATAATTATAAAGTGAAAATATAAACATACGCGACACGGGATCAACAGACATACCCGTGTTGCCGGAAATATACCCGTTTGCAGCACTGCCATTAACAGTGTCGGTATTGGGCGCTATAGTATACGCCTCGTTTTCATATGGTAATACAGTATTGCTTATTTTAAAACTCGTCTCATAGACCCCATCTGCCCTTGTAACCCGTAGAAAACCGGCAGATGACAACGTAGCTGTAAGATTTACAGATCCGCGCATCGTTATGAATATATTGCCAGTTACATCAACATTTGTATAACTGTACTTTGCGCTCACATTCGCGCCAACCATACAGTATATGGTAACGGTATTTGCATTAACGCGTTCAATAAATATTTTCAACCTTGCACCGGCAGATAAAGCCAAACTGGCATTCGCGCCTGCAAATGAAGCCACTGCCGCCTGTGGACCCCTTAACAGTGTTCCATTCTGAGCTACCTGAAAAAAGGAAATCGGATTAACCAACGTAGTACCGAATCCTATACCGATTTGATAAGAACTTGTAACGACACTGTTAATCAGTAAATCGAGCTGCGTTATCCGACTATTTAAAGGCCAAAACTTACCAGTATTAAAGTAAGTAACATATGAACTTGTTCCGGCATCGGTTGGACCTGTTAAAACCACTGACTGGCCAGAGGCATTTTGTGTTATTCCGGCTATGGTAGCAGGTGGTACGGGGCTTTGTGTAGAGCCAGAAGAAAAACGCACGTATGGCATGGGTAGCACTACTGATTCGTTTTCAAAAACGGTATTATCAGAAAAGAAAGGCACCGGACCCTTTAACATAGCTGTCACCTTTTTCCCATTAGCAATAAGCGATGGTGTATCTGAAATTATCATATAGTCGTTGTTATTGCATAGTTAATAGTTGGGTCGAAATCGCCCGGTAACATAGCGTTTGCCTGCGCCCTCGTCAGGTTAATTTGCTTAGGCCGTAATGCCAGTTCGTCAAAAACACCATTACTCGACACGGGGTTATTGCTCCCGTCTGTGGGGGTTGCATCGACTGTGATGTTTGCGCCGTCGCCGGGGTCGCCTTTATCTCCTTTTGCGCCGACTAAAGAAGCAAGCCACTGGTTAATATTTCCAGAGAAACCAGCCTGAACCGCAACTTGATAAGCACTCAATCCATTCGCGCCAGGCTGACCATCTTCGCCAACTAATGATGCTAACCATTGTTGCTCTGTACCTACAAAGCCGTTATCTACAGCAATTTCGTATGCAGATTTACCGTCCGCGCCTGTACCGACGCCTCCCTGCGAAGCTTCTCCAATTCCCAACGATTCAAAGTAGGCCTGTACATCAGCCAACACACCAATCCTTTCGCCCTCTTCATCACAAACAAGACTTGGGTAAACATCCGTAAAGCCAAGCGCAGGCAGCCCAACCACAAGCAGCGTAACCCGGTCGTCTTCCGGCACATCATTATCGAGGGTAAAATATTTTGCCGCTAAATTCTCCGGAGCCGCTACAACTGTGCCGCGTCCGTTGTTAATGTGTATGGAATTGTCTTCTTTCCATACTTTTTGTTTTGGTAATTCGTAAGCCATTTGGTCAAAGTTTTATAAAACCAAAAATAGCTAAAATGTGATTATTTTAGCTATTGTAACGTATTTTTAACAGAATGGTAATCTAACTCATTGTATCTACAAAAACTTTAGGCACGCGCTTATATGTTACAGACCATGTGAGAAACATAACAAGGATATAAGTAAGGAAATGATTCAACCTGTCCCATGTAGTTAGTATATAAAGCGACTCCGGAATGGTCATGTGGTATTCGTAATACGCTTTAAACCTTGCCCAAAAAGCCGGTATCTCTGATGCTGTAGCAGATATATAGTAAAGAACAATTATTATTTGCACCCACCAATCATTCGATTTATGTTCCAGCCTGCGTAAGTACCGGACATGAAACCACGCCCAAAAGGGTAACATAGCTACAATTAGTATATTGATTGCAGTAATTATTAGTTGATTACTACTGACTGCTGTTTGTTGATCCATTACCTTTAATATTAGTGAGGAACGTTCCTCCTGTTATTATACCGTACCATAATGCCGCTAATAGCATGCCAGCATTTACAATAGCGTATAATTGAATTGGGAAACCATAGAAATCAAAGTCTAAAGTAGATTTTGCATAAGGTATTTGAAGAAATATAAAAGCGGCTGTACAACCTGCGGCCTTAACCCGTGCTGTAACTTTATTACTTTTCGGCTGGGTATTAAGGCTCATTTTTATACTTCTATCTATATATTTCCATAATACAATGACTACACCAATAACAAAAATCACAATTTTAGCAAGTGCGAACCATTGCTCTTGGCAGCCTATATTCATTATATTATTTAAATAATCCGTTTCTCCATGAACTAATAAATACTAAAGTACAAATCAATATCCAAAAGCAGTTGTATGCTGTAATCTGTATAATTGGGTGGTTTAGTATTCCGTGGTGCGTTAAAATTATTAATAAAAAGTTACAAATCACACATATTGCAGTAAATCTTCCTATAAGTTCCCGCATAAACGTGCTATAGCCGTTCCAGCTATCAACAACATAATAAGTTAAAATTAAAGCCGTGGTGTATGAATACCACAGCTTCTTAGTCTCGGGCAAATACGCCGGATTGGTTAAATTACATACGTAAGCATTGAACGACAATAGATAGGCTACTAAAGCCAATATTGAACTGGCTAATCTCATGGATGGCCACCAATATCAAGAACGCATTTTTGTAGAGTTTCGCTCCAATAGTACCCAGTATCGCAATCATGATCTCTCTGCGTTTCTGATCCTGGCTTAATAAGCCCCATTAATTCAAAACCCTCAATTACTTTTTCTTTGCCGATTTTATCGACTAATTTTTTAACGATTTGTTCCATTTGGTCAAAGTGTTTTTATTTACCCGAATATACGATTTTGAAAAGAAACAGAAAACCAGAATAAAGGTCACAACCAAGAATATTTCTATTTTAATAATAGCTACTCCACATAGTGTTTTTATTTCTGATTCTGTTGGTTTCATTAGAATGCATCCCTGTAAAGCCAAAAATTAGTTAGTGAACTTGTTCCCAAACCGACACCAGTAAACTGCAAAGATACACTCAATGTATTGTCTGTAGAACCGGTAGCCGCGAACGCTCCGACAGGCGTAGCGGAAGCGGTAGTTAAGTTAATAATCGTTCCGTTAGGCTGTCTTATTTCAGCAAAGGGTATCTGAGTATTCATGCCGGTAGCAATCATATAAAACTCAACCGTGAACAACTGGTTTGCAGCGCCGCCTGTGAGAGGCGTACTGCTTAATAGGTTGAACGTTTGACCCCCATATTGAAATGTTATTGAAAGCCCTGGTATACTAATAAGAGGGGTTGTAAGTCTAAAGGTCATATACAATCTGTACCAACGCGTAGGGATAAAAGTATTGGCGGGGATGACTTCGCTATAGAAAACAGTTGAGGGGCTTGATTGCGTAATCGTGGTTCCAGGCGACATAGATATTATGCCGCCCATTGGTGTAACAATCTTATTGGATTGCCCCTGAGCCTTGCCAATATTCCCGTGGGATATTTGCCAGAATAAAAACAACAACGAAGTGGTGTAGAATAATATTCGCTTCATTTTAGTAAACTGTTATTGTGCCGTTAAGCGGTTGTAGATAATATGAGTTAGTTCCGGTTGGAATAAGTTGAACCTTTTGACCTTGTGTAAGAGTTGCTCCGCCTGTACCCGCAGTTGTAGCGAAAGTAGTACCGCTTTGCATAGAATAACCGGATGGTACAACTATTTTAGCGCCGCCTGTGCCTGTTACAAGTATGGTGATAATCTTAGTGCCATCAGATGTAAAACCATTACATGGGGGCAAAGTAAGGTTATACTGCGTAGCGGATGTATTTATATAATCCCCGTTCAATAGCATGGTTGCATTAGCGGAAACGTTATAAGGCGTACGATACATCGGGTCATTCCCCTTAACCAACGTATACCTTGTACCATCACAATAAAACATTGCACTATTTAGCACATTGTACGTTGTCGAAGTTGTTTTTGTGTTTGGATCCCAAATATTGCCCCCTGACGAAATACTTACTTGAATGGTATTTGCGCTTGCATCTGTTTTAACAACCGTAAAGTAACTCCCCCTGCTTAACTCCGAGTCGAACCCATCGGTTAATGCCGGCAATGAAAACGGGATATTACCAGATGTACAATCGTACTGTACTATCCTATCGTATACGGTTGCACTATAACTTGCTGTTTTTGGCGTTGCGTTTACGCGTAGCTGGTTAACTTGCCTGAACCCTGCTAATGTATCGGTGTTTTGCGTAAGTGTTTTTTGGTATATGCTATTACTGTTTGGGCTGGTAGTTCTCAACTGAACACCGCCCAAGCCTGTATTCCCGTTTCTAACCTGCGCGTATGCTCCGAATAAACCACCAGAGCCTATTATGTTTATTCCATTAATATTCCCGCTTACGTTTAACGTCCCCGTTATTGTTTGAGGATTAACCTTATTAAGCTTGTCGTAGTAATAGCTTGTTAAAGCCAGGGTGTCGTTCGCGTTACCGTTTACAGGTAGTACATATGCGCGTGTTCCGGTTGTAAAAGTGCTTGGTACTCTAAGGCTTACCGTTCCAGTTGCATTACTATCTACCCTTAACGTCCATGCACCGCTGGTTGTAACGGCGTTTCTTATCTCTACTGAACTGGTGAAAAAAGCAGGAGCTTTCCATCTTTTAGACCCAGTAACATCTTGGCTCGTTGTACGAGTTACCGCATCCCCTACGTTAGTTGTATAAGTCCTGTTAGCGCTTAAATCTTGAGTTACACCATCAATAGTAATGGTTCGAGTTGTTGGAACACCTGCCGTAACGTCGCTTAAATAGGCTAATTGATTTTCTGTTGTTCCGTCCAAGTACCTCAAGCGCGTGTTAGCAGTGCTTACGTATAATGAGTACGCGTTGTTTGTTGTAGGTGTTATAGCCGCTTGGTTTTTAAATTGCAAAGGTGGCAAAGTACTGCCGTTGGGATCAATCAAAAATAAAGAATATGGGTTAACCGATTTATTAACATCCATAAAATTAACGCCGTGGTATCTTAAAAGCATGTTGCCATCAGCGCCTATTTGCCATGGTTTATACCCCCCTATATCAGCATTCAAATATTGGCCTTTAAGAACAACTTGGGATGAGCCAACCCCACGAGTAATAACATTAGCTTCCCCGTATGATTGACCGTCGGTAACTTGGTCTATGGTGTTTGAAATAACCGTACCCGCAGATGCCGACGGTACACGTCCACTATTATCAACTGTATTACCTGCTGTATTAAACAAATTCAACGTAACAGCATTGCCCGATAAATCGGCGCGGGTTGTTCCAGATGTTTCGTCTAACTCATACCTTACAACTAAATTTCCAGTATATGGCGGGTTGGTTCCTAATCCACTGTTATAGTTAACCGCTACATTGGCAGCTGAAATATTTGCATTGCCGAATTTAACCTGGTCGAAGCTACCGCTACAATATAAACCCGGTGTTAAATCCCTTCCTATAAAAAAGCCAGCGCCGTTTCCAATATCTAAAGTTACTGTTTGAGTTGCTTTAGCAACACCGTCTAAATAGGTACGTATTATAGTACCGTCATATGTTACGTCAATATGGTGCCATTGTTGATCTGTAACTATATCGCCTGCTATGTTAACAGATACGTTACCACCTACACTATTTATTGCTCCAAACCTGGCGTTGCCACCTACAATTGATATACCTGCGGATTTAGCCACCGATCCCCATTTAACCATAACACCCTGAGTGCCTGAACCTGTATACCTATACCAGTAATCCACATAAAACGGTGACGCCCCTGATGGGAACAATGCATCGGAGGCGCTCGCATATTGTGTAGAGGACGCAAGCAAATTCAATGCGCGGCCTGCATTCCCAGCTGGTTTATTGCCATTGAATATGGTGAAGTTATTCAGCAACGCATCTAACTGCATCCCGCCTGAACCGCCAGTAGTAGTTAGACTGAATTTGGGTAGTGTTTTACTAATGGTCTGATCTGCCGTAAAAATATTGGCCAATTCCAAGCCAGGTACCGTGTAAGAAGCATCTACGAAGTTGTAAACCCGGTCGGCTGTTAAAGCGGGGCTACCAAGTGTCCGCGTAAACCCCAACGGCGACTTCCATGAAAAACGCCCCGTAGCATCAGCGAATAGGTTAAAGCCGCCTGTGGGCGTTGCTGGCATAGTGCTTTGCGACGGGAAGAATGAATAACCGTTGCCGCCTGTACCGGTAACATCAAATCCTAAAGCCGAAATTCGTAAAGTAGTTGCGTTGCCTCTGTTTGTTACGGCCTGTAAGTTCTCTAAGCCAAATTTGGTTTGTAGTTGTGCTAATGATAAACTGTTTGCCGTGGTTCGGATAAGGGTTGTATCTACAAAGAACTGTGTGCCGGTCAACCCAAGCCCGTAGCCATTGGTATAAGTTAGTCCGTAGCTAACAGTATTCCAAGCCGATGTACTGTTGTTCCAACGGTAGGTTAAATCGGTAGCCCTAACATAAACCTCCATACCATCCCTTAATAATTGAGGATAGTAAGTGTTTAATGAATCGCGCCCGGCCAATGTAGCGTATGAATGCCTGCCTCCATTTAGCAGCACACTGTAACCAGTTGGGTAAGCATCGCCCGAGGCATTACGGATGATTGGCGCGCCTACCTTTATACCATTTGTATAAATTTGCGCGTTTGCCAAAAATGGCAGTAAGAAAAGTATGTGTAATAGTTTTTTCATATTATTGTGTAACCATTGTTGTGTTCCCGGCTGTTGCATTTTGCTGAGTGTATACCCTTAACGTTACACTGGCTCCGTCTACGTTATTCAAAGTCCTGCTAGTTGGCGTATATGACGTTAGCCCCTCCAATCCATTGGCATCTTTGATACTTGTTAAAGCTCCTGCGGCTGACCTATAAGCCAAAAATGGGTAGTTTGTGCCACTTGCAACTATAACAAAGGTGCCATTCCTTGCATTATTCAATTCAATACCGCCGCCCGATGCTGCTAATATCTCAGCATCTGTTGGAACCAACCCCGCCGACCTTCCCCAAAAACGTTCATTTACATAATTAACCGTTGCACTCGCACTGGCTGATTTGCTCCCCGCCGTTGCCGTGAAAGTTATAGTAGTGCTTGTGTTAGTAGGATAGCTTGCGTTGTACGTATCGCTACCACCTGCCGGGTTAGCCCCGCTTGTTTGACCGCCGCCGCTTGAATTGGTAAATTGCAAGCCGGTAAAATTCGGTGTGCCTGTTTGCTTTGAATACGTGCCTGTAAAAGTTGTACTTTGCGTAGTGGCTGCTGTTAACCTACGCGTTACACTCGTTGGGGATATGCTTACAATAGGATTTTGCGCCTGACTAATATCCTCCACCAAGTCCGTAAAGCTGTTAATTACCTTGCCAACCGTAAAAGTACTACGCGTAATGGTAAATGGGAACTGATTTGTAGCGGTTGTAAGCGGGTATCCGAACCTGTACAGTCCTGCATATTGCCCGAAGTAAGTAACAGGATAGTTACCGTCCATCCTTGCCGTATTCTGGCTCTGTGTGGTGCCGGGAGGGGGTGTTGCGCTGTTGGTGACTTGTGCACTCGCCACCACGCTCCAGCAACACAATATATATAAGAACATTTTCCTGATGGTCATAACATTTCCTGATAGGTTGGGTTAAAGTTATATAATTTTCTGATAACGGCAAAATTGTGATAGAATGGGGTGTATGTTTGTGTAATGCCAGTGGTTGGCAGGATAAAACAGCGACAAAAATGAAAAAGGAAACAATTTACGAAAACGATGATGTTATCATTAATGTAGAATACCCGGAAAAAGAAGAAAAAAAAGCTACGCAAAGTAGTTGGTTGCTTGTTTTACCTGTATTTATGTTTGCATTTATAATATCAATTGTTTTTCTACTGATTGATACAACAGCTTTACATAATGCTTATGAAAATAAGCTATTCTTGCCAAAGTGCGACTGTAAAGAAAAGCTACCAAAAACAGTTAGTATTGTATATAACGGTAGTTATTACGCAGTTAAAAGACAACATGAAAAATATGGAGAACAATATTTATGGTCTGGTAGCCATGGATTTGACTGGATGTATCCGTCAATTGCAAAAGGAGATTATTTTTTAGATACTTGCAATGCTAAAGCAGCCTTGTTTTATAATAAAAAAATTCATAGAAATAAGATGAAAGACTTTCGTTAAGTTTCGTCGCTGTACTTAGCGATATAAGCGCGATTTCAGAATAACTCTGGTCGCGCTTTTTTATGCAACAAAGTTAACTTTCCTAACCGCAAACGGCACATAGCCACCATCCCAAAACATGCCGGTGACAGCGCCGCCGCCATCGTAAATGTACTGTGGATTGGCACCACTCACAAGTCCGTCATTAATTAAGAATGCAACAGGCTCAAAACCATCAAGTAGCGTACTCAGATCAGAGCCAAACATTACAGTTACGGTGCTAAATCCATCGTCTGTAATTGTAGCATCGGGGTATTCTGTAGATGGGATGGATACTCTTGTACCGCCCGAAGGAGCCGCACCAATCAACTCCAGCAACACCCTGTAAGGCACCGCCGTATCAAGATCCATATCAGCCGCTAAATATGGAGTAGCATATTTTACCTTACTACGCGCTTCAATACTTTGCGTCCTGCCTGGTGCAACAATTACATCTACAACTTCTATATTCTTTCCCATTATTCTACGGCTATAAAATATAAAACGGTTAACGAATCGGGTTGAATATCCATTTCAGTGCCATTACCTAAGTTTTGAGACTTTCCTACAAATGTGGTTCCGGATCCTACTGACTTGGTTAGCTCATAGTTTAGCGTTTTAGCAAAAGCATCTCCACCAGAATAGCCAAGCGCACGGGCAACTTTATCATTGGTGGTTGGTATGTTACCATTAGCATTACCAACTTCATCAACAAACAAACCTATGCCCTCCGCAGGAAGGTTGGTTTTCAATATTGGTGCTGTATTATCTGTATTGCCTACGCGAACACCTACATTCTGGCCGGTTTCGTAGCCCACTGGGTATTTGCCCTCCATATTGGGAGTTCCGTTCGTGCCCATGATAACGCAATTATCATAGCCGCTTTCTGGTTTACCGTATCCCGTTACAAAATCCCACGCTTCATTCAAGTGTCCATCATAAAGCGGAACAAACATGCCCATTGTCCCTTTATTGTATAGGCGTGTCCCACTTGCCGGGCTTGGCACACTTGCCGGGCTTTCATCATGCTGATACCAAAGGATGAATAAACTGTAATTATTGCCGTTCAGACCGGTCAAATAAAGCGTTTCAGGTTGCGTGAAAGGGAAGTTTCGCTCAATAAACACCGCCCCTAAATCAACATCAATGTCCAGTATTTCACCGCCGCCGTTAGTAGTGCCTACTTTGAGAGGTATCGAACCACCGCTATTGTTCACAATGGCTATGCCGTACAGGTTAGAATAGTTACGGAATGTAGCCGAAATCGTAATGTCTGACGATTGGTTGATGTAAGAAGCCTTCCTAAGCGACTGAACCGAATCTAAGTAAGTAATGAAGTATGGTAGTTCTGAAAACTTCTTTGTTCCATCGCCAATTTTGAAATTTACCGGCAACCTATCGCCCTCACTAACAACAAAAGCTTGTTCCCCCTCGAAAATCAGCCCCAATTCATCCTCTACCAATAGCCACTCAGCCTCAGTAGCAATTTTTTGCTTTACCCTGGCTAATATTACCTGATAATCTGCTTCGGTTAGTGGCATCTTAGTTACTTAGGATATTGGCATTGCTGCCGTAAAACTTTTCTGTAAATATAGCATTTACGTTTCTACATTCAATAGCGTTTAGGTTCACTTCGCATTTTTCAATATTGTATGATGACGATAGTGGCATAAACGTTGTATCCTGCATAGAATCTATTAAATAGATCTCGTCAAATTGATACTCCTTTTTACGAACTGACATACTACCAGTATATATTTCTGACGGATCTTTTCTGAAACGCATCATGGCGTTAGCAGTAAGTCCTGTCAGTGAACCTGTGTAGAAATTTCCGTCCTTAAAGTGAAACTCATTAGGGGAGTTTTGGTAAGCAGTCATGTAATTACTCACCATGTACCCGCCAAAAGAACTACTAATGCCTAATTCTACAGTTTCAACAAGGGTGTTATTAGTGTTATCAAATGTGTTTTCGTAAATATCGTTATTTTTCTCTGCTGAAATGGTAACGTTGTCAAGGGTGTAAATGGCGGTGTAGGGATATGCGGGATCGGGGTATACCAAGCCTAACGCGCCAATCTTTACCGAAATATCGCATACATCGCCGGGTTGCAACTCACCTGATGGTTGTGGAAGAACTATACCCTGAAACTTATCAAACTTTACTTGTGCAATTTCCCCCAATTTCAAGCCCGGTATGTTTATTTTAATAGTTGTATCTATTGACGTCCAAAAACCAAACTCATTTAAATAATAAGTGTTGCTATTGCACCTGTAAACCACTTGCAAATACAATGGGGAAGCTTCCATGTTCATAGTTTCGCCGTCATCACGAGGCGAACCATCCGGATTGGTAAATTGAGTGTACCAACTTTGAGCTGAAAAAAGAAAGTTTAAGTCTATTTTCTTAAGTAAAACATACCCATCTACTGGAAGCGGATTGAATAAGCCAACATATGAAATCTGATCTGAACTAACCACCCCTAAAGGCGTAACCTTTAATGCATATCCACCCCTGCCATCCAAAGATGATACTTGCTCAATATTTATCGGGTTGCTTCCTATCTGTCCCCAGTATAAAGGGGATGCTAAACTCCAAAGGTCAAAGTTCCCATTCGGTAATATATTCTCCCGAACATCGGCTTCGTATTCAACCTTTACGGTTTTTAAACCTGGCTTGTTGATCATTAACTGATCTTCATTAACCATTGGGTACCCATCACGGCCAATTTTTCGCCTTATGTTTTCTGTACCTGTAGAAATCACAAGTTGCCCCAATCCATCTCCCACACGCTTGAAGTCCATTGCCCCAGTTACGCTATCATTCACGCGCCGTATTACCCATGTGCCATTACTTTGATAGATACGGCACTGCATAGATTTTAGCAAATTAGAGATAATATACCCGCAACTATTCCCTGTAAATCCCTCGCCCCGGGTTGACCACTGCACAGCGCCCGTAAACACGTCCTGGTCGGGGAATGCATTACACTCTAAATTATTTGTCCATTTAATTGGCAATGGCAATCCTAAGTTGCTCCCGGCAAACAATATTTGCCTGAAATAATTCATAGGGCATCTTGACCCCTCATTGCCTGTTCCGAATAAATTATCATGCACATAAGGCATATCGTCAAGAAATGTTAACCCATCTTTAGCGGCAAGTGTGAACTGCTTTGCCACCCCTACCAATCGCCGTTGTGTATCCTTTGAATCCAAGTAACCAGTCCAGAATAGAGATGAATTTCGGTAAACATTTACCTTATATTGCCTATCCGTAGCGCGCTGAAACTCCTTAATATCAACCTGCCCCTGATTGTATAGGTTCATGGTTAGAGTTGATGTAACAGCCCAGCTATACGGGTTGTCCTGATCTACAGAAGCCCACGACAAAACAGCACATTGCCCCTCGACTGCACGAATGGTAATCGTAGGGCTTGTGGGCGTTACGGTATAGGTTGACAACAATATATCAACCTTCCATGAAACATCGTCTATAGCCTTAAATGGTATGGTATATTTTACGCCCATTATCTGCCTGTTGCTCTATTAATAACTGTTACTAAATCTTTCCCCTCAACCTTCAGCTTTATTTCTCCAAATGCGTTTACATCAACGCCTGAAACTATACCGTTTACTGTCATCCGGCCAATTATAGAAGATGTGTAAGCAATTGACTGGCGCAATAGTTCGGTTTGCTTTTGTGCCTCTGCTAGTTGCTGTTCTTGTAGTTTTTTTCGCTCTGCCGATGCTCCAAAAATACCCCCTAATGCACCTGCTATACCTCCTACTGCTGCGCCTATCGCTGTGCCGATGCCGGGTATCACACTACCCACTGCCGCCCCCGCAGCGGCACCGCTTAATGCGCCACCTAACCCCTGACCAACGCTTGAGGTTTTAGGTGTCAATCCACTTATTAAACCACCGGCAATAGCTAATCCTGCTATTTGTGCCTGCAGGGCTTTGCTTAAACCTCCTGTACCTTTATCAATCCCCTCTTGGAGTTTCTTTTCAAGCTGAGATTGTAACACAGAAAACACACCCTGCTCAACTGTTTGAGAAAACGATGCAGTTATAGATGAAAATACAGATGCAAAGTTGGCTCCAGCCTGTGATGTTGCGTTAAAAAGTCCCTGTCTTAAATTATCAACAAAGCCACGAGTAACACCCTTTAATGCATTGTTAAAGTCCTTATTTAGGTAGTTGTTTAATTCTTTTGCAAATCCCGAATCAATATTACTATTGTCTTTGCCCTGCTGGTTCTTTAGCAACCCGCTTACAAAATCAGATGAACCACCAACGCCAGGAATAATAAAATTACCATCAACAGTAGTTATTTTTAATAAGTCAGCATAGTATTTATTAAGCGCGGCACGTCTATTTTCCCATTCCTTATCAATCTTATTGGTATAATCTTCTTCCCTGCCTGTTAATTTAGCAATAGTTGTTTCCTGAATACCAAGTATTTTCGATTGAAGGTCATTTTGTATAGCCTCATACTTATCATTAACCGCCTGCACAGCAGCAACGCGCCCCTCATCTATGGCTGATAGGATCTCGGAATTGCCTTTAGCTTTGACTACTTCCGAGTCATACCTCGCTTGAATTGCCAGCAACTCTTTTGCTTTATCTTCCGCTACCTTAACACCGAAGTCATTGCGGATTCGGGTTATTTCATTGGCAACTCGCTTTTCTTCTTTTATTCGGGCATCTGAAATTTCTTTATTAAACGGGTCGACTAAACCCGCTTTTGTTGATTTGGCTTCATCAATTAGAGAAGCGCTTAAAGTGGGGTTTAATCCCTGTTTCCCTCCTGTTTTTTTATAAAGTCTCTCCTGTGCCTGCACATTTGAGATAAATAAATTTATCTCTTTGTTAAGAGCAAGGTAGGTGTTTTGAATTGATTTTAAGTCTAACGCATACCCTTCTAACCCAGATTCAGATGCTGTTTTTTTACTTTTGCTAATTATATCATCTAATTGTTGCCTTAGATTTACCTCTTTCACTAAACTAAAATTAGCTTGTTTAGGAGATGAATCTAATCCCATCGCGGCCTTCAGCTCGGCCTTAAACGCTTTTAACTGCAATACATATTCTTTGTACTGCTTAGATGCTACATCTAAAGGTCGTTTGAGTTCGGTTACCCTTTTTATATCAGCCTTAATATCATCAATGGTTCTGATCCCGTCATCAATTATACCGGTTTCTACACCATCCCCGACTATGGTTTGCTGAACTTTTTTAGGCTTTCTTTGCTGGTCTAACTTTTCAAAATAGTTTATTACATCTTGTTGGGACTTAGTTAATTTACCACCTATATCACGAATAGTTTTAGCTAATTCGTACTGCCTCCCTAAAACTTGGATTAGCTCATCTCTTAAACGACCCTTATCTGTTTCTCCAAACGCGCCAGCAAGAGAGGCCTGAATAAGTCTCTTGGGCTGCTCTTGAACATTGAATTCCTGATTCGCTTTTTTAAGCACATCCCTATTTTGAGCCAATAACAACTCGCGTTGCGCCTTAGTAAGGTCTGTTATTTTTTTACGGTTAATATCTAAAGAATTCCCATACTCATCGAACCTTGTGGTTACATTTGGAAGTAAAGCCCCTATCTTTGCCGTAATATCTCTTAACTCGGTTTGCTCGATGGTAGTGAGGCTGCTTTTGCCTTTTAATTCGTCATATCGCTTTACAAGCGGATTCAACGAAGCTTCTAATTGTTCATTGGCGTGTTTATTCTTTTGTAATACTTCAGCTAATTCGGCGGCCTCTGTCTTTGTAGAGGTGATGCCATTTAGAAAAGTAGCAAGAGAACGGGCAAACGATGAACTTGTAAACGCATTGCTAATAGAATTACCTATTTTATCTATACTCGCCGATAAGCTATTATTTGCTAATTCAAAGTTATGAGCAACACTCGTACCCTCCGCATTAGCTTTATTGGCAAGGGCTGTTTTTTGGAATAAAGAATCTTGGTTTTCAGCGAGAGCAATTACCGCGTTCTTTGCTGCGCCGGTAGTTAAACTAAGTGTTTTAAGTCTATCAGAAAACTCTGTCTGTGTTGGATTACCAGCTTTTAAGCCCTTAAAAAATAACTCTAATGCACTTTTTGTATCTCTGTTTATTAGGTCAGTAAACTTTTGTAATGTTAAAGTGCTGTCAGCTAATTGAGCAATAGCAAAAAAGTCCTGCCTTTTAGTTGAAAGATTAGATATAAGCCTTGTAAGAGACGTTCCCGCTACCTGCGCCGAAATACCGGCCTGAGACAAAACTGCGCCATATGCCAGCATTGTAGGTAAGGTTATTTTTGCTACTTGGGCTATACCCGCAGTACGTAAAGCAAAATCCTGTAAATACTGAACATTAACTTGGCCGCTATGGGCTAATTCAAGAAACGTAGAACCTGTATTTTTTAGAGCCTGATCGAGCGATATACCTTCGCGTTGTGTAATTTTATAAACTGATATTATTTTACCTAAAGCAGTAGCAACTGCATCCGCGCCTCCTGGGAATTCCTTTTTTAAAACAACAGAAAGTTGATCTACTGTTGTGACAAAACCCACTAAGTCATTTTTTGCAACACCAAGCCTGCCACCGATGAAAGCAATATCAAGCAAACCTGATAATGGGGTTCTTGTATCTATCCTTTTTAGGGCTTCGCCTAACCCATCTACTTCCTCGGCTGAAAGTTTAGCTGTTCTTTGAACGTCTACAAATTCGTCTGATAAGTTAACGTTGTTTGAAAATACAGCTTTTGCCGCGGCTAAACCCGCTGTCAATAATGCTAATGGAGCTAATGAACTAATTATCCCACCACTTAGGCTTGAAAATATCCCATTAAGTCCAGATACACTACTTGTTGTTGCTTTAATTTCATTAGAAAGGTTATTAAAAGACGATGGATCGTATATCTTTCTTAACTTTTCTCTTGTCTTTTCCGCTTCCGTTCCGGTGTTTTTAATGGCGACACCAACGTTATCAAAACCGATCTTCCCTATGTTGTCAGCTCGCTTTAATTCGGCTTCTAATTCTTGTATCAGTTTGTTTTGACGGGCTAATTTAGCCTCATCAACAAAATTTACCTTTTGCTTATTAAGCTCAACAATATCTCTTTTTAATTGAGTTATAGAGGTAATTTCTTTTGAAATTGCAGAGTTTGATCTTGTGGCCGACTGTTCTAATGAATAAAGATTTGCTGTAGCTTGTTTTGTAGCTTGCAACAATCCCGTTACATTACCAGTAATTTCATAAACCAACCTTGCCATGCTTCAAACTTACTGAAAATCTTTAAATAATCGCATAGCCTGTTTCATGCTTCTTATAGGCTGTTTAGTGTTTTCTAAATCGGAATGCAGTTCAATCACTCTTTCTGGTGGTATATAGTCTTTTGCGCCCCATCCTGCGTAATTAATAACGGCTGTCATTATATGCCTGGTTTGGTTCCATTCGTGGTCTCTGCGGCGTTGATAGCCAGTTAGGATTAACTGAAACTGAGAAAGGGTTACAGCAGCAACCTCAAGCGGCTTGTAACCCATTTCATAAAGGAGTAATATAATTTTAGCGAGTGTTAACTTGCTTTTTTTTTATCATCTGGCTCAATAGACGCGGCGAAATACTCCTGAATTGTTCGCCCTAAGTATTTACTTTTGGCGAAATTCTCCATGATGGCCTTGAAGTCGTCTTGCTCCATTTCCTCTAAAGCAACCTGCAAATCACGATAAGAAATATCGAATGGCACGCGATTTAACTCGCATCCGTTTTGCACAGCAGACAATACAAGGGTTGTGATCGCTTTCATGGTATTGATTCCCGGGTTGGGATCGTCAATCATAGCCAAGCCCTCAATATCACATCCCATATTATTGCAATATATTTCAATTGCACCCATGCCAAAGTGATACGGGTATTCTTTACCTTTTATTAAAATCCTCATCTGCTAATTGCTGTGCTTTGTTTTTACCGGGCTTTGCGTTTTGATTCGTGGTGAAAGTATACCTTTTTTTAGTACACCCACAACCGCAATGATGGTCATAGCTGATATGCCATATACCATCACGAACTTTTACTATTCCTACTACCTTGTTCATTGTTTAGGTAGTTACTGGAACAGTGGTACGGGTTAATGTGCCGTTGCCTGTAAAAGTAGTTGAAGTAGTTGCCGCGCCAGTATCGGGAGCCGTAATGCTAAACGAAGTTAATATAGCGGGTCCTGAATAAATAGCGTCAACATCGCTTTGAGTTTGGCCGATAGCTGTTCTGAAATAAACAGCATCGATATAAACATCGCCATCAACAAACAACTTACCTAAGTCAATATCAGCGTTTGCCGAAACCATGCTATCGCGCAGCAATGATCCATCTACATCAATACTCCAGTCGCGGCTATCTGCCGTGCGGGTTACAAATGGGATACCGCTTGCATCGCCGGTTCCGTCAAGAACTTTACAGGGCGCATCTTCGCTTACGTTTACTGTGGTATTTAGGGTTGCGCTGGTTTGGCAATCAAGCCATTCACCGTTTACCTGAACGCCGAAAATATTGCCCGTTAATTTACCGTCTGCCATGATTTTAATTTTTGAATGTAATATTACTTAATATTTCTGAAATTTCTTTAGTTGATGAAAATATTTTTATGATGGTGTGTTCTTTGGTAATGGTTTGCACCTGCCCAATGAAGCCGTATTGTTTGTCATCTGATTCGTTTTTAAATACCAATTTGCAATCGTCGCCAATATCTGGGGCTTTAGTAGCGTGGAATATATGTTTTACGATTAATTGCCAGCCTTGTGTAAGGCTTACTATTTCGTTTGTGCCTGGTTTGAACACCGGTGTTCGAGTAACATCATACATGCAATCATTACTGCATGACCATGTGTTATTATGGGTTATGAATGCGTCGCCTGTCATATTACTTGCTCATTAACAATTGTTGGGTAGTCCGCAGATGGCGGCATCGCATCAATTAAAATACTATACTCCTGCAAATTATAATCTAACTTCCCAGTCCCTTTTAAAACCACATTCCAGTTAGCCGCACCAGTAGATGGTGCCGTAATATCGCCGCTCGTAAACAAAGCCAATCCTGAAAACACCAACTGAATATCAGACGACGGGCGAGTTGCGAATTGAATGTAAATAGGGTTATCATTAAAATATCCCGCTACCAACATTTTCTTAATATCCGAACCAACCGCTTCAAGTAGCAAGTTCCCCGCCACAGTTACCTGCCATTCACGCAGCCCGTTTATAAACTCTCGCCATCCACCACTATCAACCGCCGTAGCAGGCAGGTTTTCACGACCGAAGCTAATCGAGCATGACGTTTCACATGAGGTAAACGTCCCATTGAAATTAGCCCCTATTAAACGTCCTGCTGCTGGCATAACCAATGTTGATATGTAACCATCCTACGTTCAATATATTGTGTTTGAGTAGCAATGTCAAGATCTACACTTGAAAAGAATTGGTAAGACTTAACAGTAAACCCAGATACTTGTATTCCCTCTTGTATCGCCGCCACAATTAATTCTTCAATGCCATCGTTCTTTTCAGGTTTAGCGAAACCATTTTCCGAAACATAATTAATATCGATTGTGATAGTGCATAACCATTCGAATTTATTAGCCTCTAAAGGTGCGCCCGTCAGGTTTTTACTTTCCTCGGTAATGTTTTTAGTCTGACTTGATATAAGCACATACTGTTTAGGTACGGGCTTAATGTCTTTTGGTAACAACATCGCATAAACCGGCAAATTAGTAGCGGTACGTAATTTATTTACGTATGCTGTTCTTAGTGGTTTATTAGGGTTAGTTACCATAGTGCTAAATTACGATTATTTACCAATCTTTTGCAACTCCGCTTCAACAGCCGGAACAATATCATTAACGTGCCTCATTACAGCAGGTGTAATGAATGGTTTTGGCGGCGTACGGCCTTTACCACTAACAAAGAATTTCCGAGCTTCTTCAACCACTTCGGGGGGCTGAGTTGATAAGTATGCGGCAGCATGGTCACCTGTGCCATATTCGGCATAGGCTGCCAATTCACTACCCGCATCTATAATTGTGCTTTCCTGTGTTTGGCTTACTGTAATGCCGCTACTTAAACTCCCTGGTGCCGCTTGTCTTGCCTCTGCTGCAATAATATCAGCCACTTTCTTTTCGCCTGCACGTTGCGCTTTTCTTACCTGCTCACGTAGTGTTGCAAGTTCTCTGTTTGCCTGTTCGTAGCCGCGTAAACTCATGTGCTTTTAATACAAAGTAATTTCCAATAATCAACTGGCTGGTTAAGTTCCACAATGGCCGCTATGGTGTACGTATTACCGTCGCATTTCAATACTTGCGGTTTATCAGGATATACCCAACTACGCGAACGTATCACATACCACCTATCCTCATTCAAATAAGAAGCCCCGGCCGCAATAGCCAATTGAGACCCTTCCCGAATATCCACCCTAACAGCAAACGTGCTAAAGAAACCTTCCTCCACAACATTAACACCCCCCGATTCATCCGGTTCGGATACCTGCTTATAAAAAGCAACCCTATGCCGAAATTGTCCGGGGTCATATATTTTGCGCTTATATAATGCCACGGCGGTACTGGTTTAATAGTAATTGAATATCGTTCGGCAACTGCGAGGCGTATGCATCACGGTTTTGGTATAAATACGTTATGATTTTATAACATGCATCGATTAGCGGGGCGGGTATTTCTGTGCGGTCGGTGTAGCCTATGGTTGCTGCGATTGTGGAATATGGCGCACACTCGACGTATGTTTTCAACGCTCCTTTTCTGACCTTGTACTCTACTTCGTTTCCGTCATTCGTAACGCCTGTAATTTCTATCGGGAATGTTGACAGTGAATTTTCTCGGTTACAATTAGATGTTATTTCCACATCTCGCGCATACAATGTATAGCAAGTATACTGCTCAACTCTTGCAACCGAAGTTTGTATAAGCCGCATAATAAAGTCGTTCTGGTCTGGGAAGTCCACCACCAACGCCTGCTTTGCCTCTTCTAATGTTATAACATCAAGTGCTGTCATAGTGTAAATGTACTAACTATTGTGGGTAAAACAAAAGCCGCTACATTTCTGCAACGGCTTTCTACAAAACTATATGAAAACTAACAATTAGGTAGTAATAGTGAACAACAAACGTTTGAAAGATTCAGGGTAGAATATCGGCAAAGCGATACGGCCTTCAAGGCGTATAGTTATAATATTTTTCTCCACGTTATCCTTGTTTTGATCAAAATAACCAATCTGCATCGATTTACGTTGGAAAATCGCAGTACCGCGGGCAAAGTCACCTACCAGACCTTCGTTATCGGTGAAAACGTTAGACCAGAAGATAGGCACACCGCCGATACGCATTACTCCGTTAGCATCAAGCACGATCGGGTATGTGTACTCCTTAGTAGTGCTTTTGTTGATTAAAATTTCCTGCCATTGTACCGCAGAAATAACTACGGCAGAAGTGGCGCGTTTTAATTTACGAACCTCAGTAATACCTGCAACTATTTTATCGATGGTGTTTGAAGCGGCAGTAACAGTTCCCTGTGGGAAGGACTGGTTACCCGCTTGAGTCCATAAACCTAAAATGTTCTCGCCAGTGCCATTACCTTTGTAGATTTGCAAATCTTCGGCATCCATGTAAGCTTTTGGCAACTCGTAAGCAATCCAAGCGCGGAAACCTACAACGTCATCCATTAATTCATCAGGCACGTCAAGCAAACCGGCAATTTTGCGTACAGCAGCATCTTTAACGGTTGGAATATAACCGGTAGATGGTTTTTGTGCGCCTACAGCAACGGTAGCAAAACCAGTAGCTGAACCATCAACCACATATTGAATGAAGCGAATAAGGTTACTTTGTGTAGGGAATACCGGGATGATCTGGCGTGCATGGAACTCGTCGTGACCAGGGCCAACAATCGGGGTAAATTCAGGGGCAACACCGTTTACTGGTACACCCAATGCTTTTACCGCTCCGTCAAAGTCTTTATCTTCGTCGTCGCCTAATTTAACCGAGAATGACTTGTGCTGGCCGGTGAAAAATGCCTTAATCATTTTTTCGCCCTCTTCGGTAGATAGGCGTTCGATGATATGCTGGCTAAAGCCTTTCATGCGAATGTTAGCCTCGCCTATTTTAGCGCGCTTCATGGCGGCTTCAACCTCTTCTAATTTAGCTTTGTTGGCATCTGATAAATCGGCTAATGCCTTTTCATTTTGAGACTTCAAAGCGTCAATCAGTTTTTGATTTTCTGCTTTTAGTTCCTCCATTTGGGCATCAATCGATTCTTTTACCAATCGTTTTTGCTCGGCCTCTTTATAAGCCTCCAAATTAATTTCGTACTTTACTTGTTCTCTTTCCGAGAGAGCCTCGTACTGCTCTTTTGAGAGCACTTTAAAATCTTTTAAGTTCATTTTTAGTGAATTAGTGAGTAATAATTTGATTTTTTAGTAGAACTGCTCTCTGCGGGTTCTGACTTATTTTCATCAGAAGTGGATTTATCTTCCGGCTTCCGGTTCAATACATTTCCTGTTACGGGGTTACTTCCGTATACAACTAAGCTGCTTTCCCGTACGTTTTTAGCCTCTTTTATAGGGAAAAAGTAAGGGATATATTCAAAGTCTTCCTTATTAGCTACTTGACCAATGTAGTCATCGTAGTTTTTCTTTAATTCTTTGTCGGCTGGATCGTTGCTATCCATTGCGAAAAGAACGTTTACATATAGCATTCTTACTGATGCCTGTATTTCGTCGCCACTTTCAAGCCACTGCTTAGCTTTATCATGGATTACTTTATCCTTTGGCACCTTGTAAATCAATGCCTCCGTTTCGCCTTCGTATGATTTCCCAAGCATTGCAAACGGCAGCTTAACTACCATTATTTGTACGTACTCTTTTTTTACAATAACGTCAGCAATTTTTAATTCGTGGTCAGCAACCAAATAATTTTGACCTTGTTGCTCTTTTGCCGACTTATTCCAAATCCCCTCAACGTGTAAATCCTCGTGGCTGTCAAGTATTTTAGTAGTGTTGACAACTATGTAGTAATAGTTATCATCTGCCTCGATTGCTTTATTTACATCATGAAGTTTAGAAGCAGACAAAGCGCGACATGTTACCGCAGCCCCTTTTTCATAGCTTTTTTGTATGTCGCCTTTCTTAAATGATATGAAGTCCTGATAATTCTTTCTAAACTCAGCAAAAAGTTCTTCCTTGCTGGCAAATTCTTTATCAGGAAAATAAGCGGTTTTCAATATCATTTTTTAACTTCTTTCTGATGACCTTTTAGCTTTTCGTTTATTGCCTTACGTGCTTTTTCAGGCAATGGTTTACTTTGCAATTCCTTCAACTTCTCGAAATCCTTGTTTTTATCTTGCATGGTGGTGTAAAAATAAACTATCGGATTACAATAGTTCGGGTTCGATTTGTTTTTGCGAATTATAATGAGTTATTTTGAAGCATGAATCACTGGGATGTTATTATGGATGTGTTAAAGCAGGTCGAGCAAGTTCAATACCAATCACCATGGTCAATAATTGTACTTAACCCCAAGGACAGAAAAATGATACACGTAAATAAAGTTTCGATTAAGGTCTTGGAATTAATCAAATATAATAGGAAACACAAATATGGCAAGTAAATACAAATACCCCCTAAAGCCAAAGATTCAGTTCTATCCTGATGAATTAACGCTAAAGAAATTCAAGCAGCTATGTAAAGTTGACAATAGATCGCAAAGTAGCATGGCCAATCATATAATTTATCAGGCTGTTAAAGATGTAAAATTGGAGGATGGGCAATGAGAGACACAGAAAGGATAAATAAATACATAAGCTCATCTGAAAAGAACCGTTGTAATATAAATGGGTGTGACCTGTTTTTGAGTAAATCGCCTAAAGAATGGATTGCTATATTTTCATCTTCTTGGGTTAATAAAAAACTCAGGAAAAAACTTTATACACTTTATCAGTTAGAAATATTACCCATTAAGAGGGCTGTTTTCATTGGCCTGTATGATAATGAGCCGTGGCTGAAAGACTTTAAATTAGAGCTTGCGAAACAATATTTAGATGCCGAAGATAGGGCGATATTATGAGGAGGGGCAATGAAATATTCTAAACAATTTGAAGAAACATATAATTTCTATTTAAGAAATATTAATGTTTTTGTTTTTTGCGGAACACTTAATCCTAAACATGAAGCAATATACTCTAAGCAAGGACTGTCAGCGAAAGAATGCTTCTATTGTATAGAGAGCAATGGAGTTAATAAGCCTTGTTGCGAACCTGAATTATTAAACTCGCTTTTACTTTGTAAGGCAAGCGTTAACTTCCAAATAAAACAGTGGGCAGAAAGTAGAGCTGAGGGTACTCTCCCATTGGCTGAATTTTCAAAAACGGAGTGTATTTCAAAAAACACAAATATTACCAAAGAAGATTTGAATCCCATATATGTTATTGATTGGCAATTTGGAGAACCTGTAAAGTATTCTGATATACAAACGCAGTATAATTTGCCGAGTTGGGTAATATCTGCTGTAGAAAAACAAAAATATAAGTTTTATAAAATATGAAAATAGGAATCGCCTACACCGTACACGACCGCCACCCACAGGCGAAAAAAGCAATTGCCAACGCAAAGAAATTTTTACCCCCTAACGCATTTCTGGTAATCGTCGACGATGCAAGCAAAACACCCTACCCCGGCGCAACATACAGATTTGAAAAGAATGTAGGCATAGCAGTTGCTAAGAACAAATGTCTTGAACTTCTGACAAATGCAGGATGCACTGATATATTTCTTTTTGATGATGATACATGGCCGAAAGTGGATAAATGGTGGGAGCCATACGTAAACTCACCGGAGCAACATCTGATGTTCACGTTTTCAGAATTGAAAGACGGCAGGCAAAACGGCAACCGGATAGTTGTATCTACTGGTGAATTGGTAGAGCTGCAAAACCCGTGCGGCTGTATGTTGTACGTAACTAAGTCAGTGCTTGACGTTGTTGGCGGCTTCGATACCCGTTTTGTAAAATATGCTCACGAGCATGTCGAATGGAGCAACCGCATACACAACGCCGGATTAACTAAGTTCAGATTCCAGGACGTTCCAAACTCTATCAACCTATTCCACTCTATGGACTGGGCTTGTGAAACGCTATCATCAGTACTTGAAAAACGGGAGGTGTATATTGCAGTTAACTACGCCCACCTGTCACGCGTAAGGGATAGTAAGGAGTTTATACCATACAAGACAATGAAACACTATGTGGCTACGTGTGCTATAACTTCTTTGTTAGATCCGCAACATGGAAATCGGCGAAGCGAGGTTGATACACGTGAGTGGCAGGAAAGTATATCACAAAATAGCGACGCGGTAAGCGTAGTGATTTCAGATTCAGACATTGCCCCAAAACACATCAACCCATACTTTGCCAGGTGGTTTTATTACCGTGATTTCGTTTCGACGCTCGATGCTTGCTCATTCGTTTGGCTGACGGACGGTACAGATGTTACAATGTTACGCAATCCGTTCCCGCATATGAAATTCGGAACCATGTATGTTGGGGATGAACGGGGCAGCACATTGCAAAGCGAATGGTTAAGTAAATATCACTATCATGATTTCTACGCTGGGATGTTTTCAACTCCGTTGCCGTTGCTTAACGCGGGTATATGCGGTGGCGACAGAAATACTGTCTTAGAATTTTGCGAAATAATGTGCCAACGAGCCGGTCTGGAGAACCAATTAACCGATATGGCTATGTTTAATTACACGGCCTATATCGATTTTAAAGGAAGGTTTTTACATGGGGAACGGGTTAATACTGATTTCAAGGCGTATGTGGATAACCGTATTGCTTGGTTTATGCATAAATGATTATGAAGATTCATTATATACAGCCGTATAGCACATCAAAAAATCTTGGCGGTGCTATAAACGAAGCCATTGCCCAACTTTGTGCAGAACCCGAAGATTGGATTGTTCTAACAGACCATGATGTACTATGGTTACTGCCAAACAGTAAAGCGCAAGTTGAAGAAATATTAACCGAAACTAACTTTGATATTTTAGGAGCAGTAACAAACCGTTTAGCAATGACGCACCAGCTACATCAGGGCATGTTTGATGTTTACGATATTCGGCATCATATTGAGGTGGCTAAGTCACGTCAGGATATGTGCGCAAACCATGTTCAGGAATGCGACAATATACTTGCTGCATTTTGCTTATGCTTTAGGGTCTCAACCTGGAATAAATTAGGCCGATTTGAGGAAAACTCTATCCAGTTTGATACGATGTTTAGTTACAAGGCTCAACGTATGGGCATGAAATTGGGATTGATGCTGGGAGTATATTTGTATCATCTGTATAGGACGGGGAGTGATAACCCGACTAAGGATATTAAACACTTGCTCCCGTAGCACTACCGGCACCGTTATTCGTAGCGGTGCCTTCATAAACACTTTTAAGGGTAACTAAGCCCGATTCTACATAATGCTCATTCATATACGCCTCTGACTTCTCCCCGTACTTCAGCACAACACGCATTTCATTATAAGTCAACACTCCTTTAGGCAGCGCACTCAAATAAGAGGCAACATCTTTCATGTTAACAGCCATTTCAGGCAGTTGTGTGTAGTCTAACTCAATAGCATCGATTCCATATCCCTCGGCTAACAACGCGGTCAAGTTTTCCCCGAACACATCACACACCGGTGCAACCGCATCATAAATAGCCTGCTTAACAGCTGTTTGCTGGTTATTACTTGTTGATGCTTTTTGGTTATGGAATTGTAGCGGCCAATGATATGCTCTGTAAATATCCTCGGCATTGGCTGACAACATTTCCAACAGCTTCAAATCGCCAACAGACAAACCGATACTCAGCCAGTCCAGCGGAACAGACACGGGGAATATACGCGCCATTTCGTCGTTTGACTTGCGCGATTCATCCAGCTTTTCTTTCAGTCCCCTACGCTGATCGTCGTCGAACTGGTCTTCTTTATTCTTTGGCGTAAGTATTCCAAACTCACCACCGTTTTTAAGTTGCTTACTGGCCTGTATTTGGCCTTCTTTGATACCTCGCAATGATTCTAAGTAAGCACGTAATGCAGATACCCCGTACAGGTACTGCATAGTATTATCAACTGGCGCAGGTGTACCCGTCTTAACGTGCTGTATTTCTTCTTTCTCAAACGATTTTCGCGTGTTATCAAGCAGGGTGTAGCCACGTATTGGGTCAAGTAAATCAGTAGGGTCTACTTTAATCTCCATATTAGGAAAACAGAATACCTCCTTTGCTTTCTTACCACTTCGCGTTGGGTGCAGGTATGTATTGCCCCCAATCAGGAAAGACAATACCGAACTTGCAAGCATTTGCGAACCGCTTTGATAAGGATTCGCTTTACCGGTTGTAAGCATCTTTCTAAGATCATCAATATCAACCTCCTCAATTGCCTGGGCTTTTAAAATGTAGGCTTGTATCGGGTCTTGCTTTTGAATTGCTTTGGAGCGTTGCAACTTACCCTTATCCTTAATCTTGTAAAAGATTATAGGGCAATTAAGCACTTTGTTTTTTATGGAATCGGTAACCTCGTAAACCGCGCCAACAGTTTTAAAGAAGTTGTAGTAGTTAGCATCGTCGAAGTTTATCGCTGGTAATGCGTTATTTAGTTGTGAGTTAAGCAAAGCCACATTATCAGCCATCATTAGCGCAGCCTTTTGTGCAATAGCTTTATCCGCCTTTTCATTAATGACTTTACCGAATACAAAATCTACTAATCCCATGCTAACAAATGTATGAAATTACTTTACAAATAAAAATATCCCCTTTGCATCGCGCATCGGGGATAACTACAAAACTTAGAGATAAATTTAATCATCGTAAGCCCACCGGTTACTATTAAAGTGAGGTAGGCAACTTATTACAGCCAGAGCATCGTTTATATTGTAACACATAAAATCATCTTCGAAAATATCAGCAACAATACCATCTGGTAGTTTGACTTTACTCCAATCTGGAAAGCAATAATCGTTATCATCAACTATAACACCAATAGTCCACCCACCTTCACGACCTGTTGAATAATATTTAATTGGTTCAAAATCGATTGTGCCGGGCGTGTAGCCTTTTGCCATTAATGTATTACGTATTCTGTCTTTATTTTTCATGAGATGCTACTCTTCTTCAAAATCTAACAATAAAACATACTTACTGTATTCAGTTATATTAATTTCGCCTACTGAATCTCTTGTTAAAATTACATTTTTTGATTTGTCCTGTATTTTCAGGAGTTTATCGATAAATTCCTCTACTGTCATGTTCATTTTTTAGTTATTCCTTTCCAAATCAAGCCGCCAAGTCTCGCACCCGGCGGCTTTAACCTAAACCTATCACAATGTTACCATCCCTCCATCGGGAACTCTAAATACACTTGAGCTTGTTGCCTTATTTCGTTGGTGATTTTATTAACACGATCAGTGTTTCTACTAACACGGCCAAACCAGCGCCAACCGTTTGCTACGGCAACATTACCTTGATGAAAAGTTTGCCAATCAAACTTTAATAGCTTTCTATCTGGTGCTTTTTTTAGTTCTAAAGCGCCATTTTGTATTAAAGAACATACTTCTTTATGCCACTGACGGTAGATTAATTCACCATCAGGAACTTGAGACATAGTACAATCCCCAATCGCAAATTCAGTAGGACATATATCAGCATTAACTAACCCTAAAATATGTTCCGATTTATAACGTGGGTTATCATAATCGGGTTGACCTGCGGTAATAAAGTGCTGCCCTGTTGGTATTTCAGGCCGTGGTACATCATCATGGTGCCAACCTGGGATTGCAGGATACCATCCCGGCATCAACATATGGCAACGGCTATCAAACACTAAATTACTATCTAGCCAATCTGAGGGCAAGTTTTCAAGGAAAGAACGCGTTATTGCACCGCCGTGTGTATATGCGTATCTAAAGCTACTATTAAAAAACATAGGTTCTGTTTTAATAGCATCGTTTGAAATTGTTGTTGCGAATTCTCCTACTTCGCTAATTTTCGAATTGAATTGTTTTGGTGAGTTCATTTGCTGCTATTAAAAAATTAAATTCTCAACCTTAGCACATCTCCAATCCTGCTGCTGCAAATCAAAGTAATTCAGCACACCGTAGTTAACAGCACGTTCACCACCTTTAGGAGCCGGTGCATTCAATAATGTACCAACAGCCTCGCGGATAGAACCGTCAACTTTTTTGAATGTAAATGTTACAACTTTCTTTGTGCGCAACTCCATCCAAAGTTTAATAACTTTCCAGGCTTGCACTAATGCTTCTGCAAATGTTGCAAATTGACCTTTGATTTTGTGGGCGATTTTAAATAAGCGGATTTTCATATCTTTCTCGTTTTGTATAGAACAAAGATATGACAACTTTATGTCACTTCCAAATTTATTTTAAA